CGATATGGACTCGATATGGACTCGATATGGACTCGATATGGACTCGATATGGACTCGATATGGACTCGATATGGACTCGATATGGACTCGATATGGACTCGATATGGACTCGATATGGACTCGGTTTGGACTCGGTTTGGACTCGGTTTGGACTAGATCTGGACACAAAAAAACCTGCAGGAGCAAACCTGCAGGCTGATTATTGGGAGTGCCCTCCTAGTGAGCTAGAACGGCGATGCTGACAGTCGACGCTATAAACACGAGGATACCAGCCACCATGCCTAGAACGTCAATTAAGCAGGCCGCTAGTGTGAGCGTAAGCACGGCTTGCATCGATCTTGCGATTAGTTCAAACATAACAATCAGGCGTTCCCTGTAGCTTTGAGAGCATTAGTTGCTTGGTAACCGTGTACCGCGATCGCAATGTTTTTTGCTCCCGCGTTACTCGTGCCAGCGCATAGACGGCACTGGTCACAGGTAACGCCACGATCTGAAGGGCACCAGATTTCATCTGATGGTAGCTTGTCGCCAGCTTTTCGAGTCGTGAATGTTCTCAAACCCATTTTTTTCGCTTTGTCAGCGTTCGAGGGCTCGCAGCTTGCCATCAAAAAACGACCGTATTTCCGGGCACGCTTTGGGCTCATCAAATTCCAATCGTGAAAATATCCAGTGTGGGCGATCGCGGTTTTGGCTACTTTTTCGAGCTTGGAGAGCGGCAACAAGGAGGGATTACCATACGCGCCGAGACGAACATACCGCCCAGCAAATAGGGCGGAATAGTCGGCAGGCTTGGCGGAAGGGCGCTTGCCTGCCCAGTATGCTTTTTGCACGGTGGTAACCGTCCGGGCTGACACGTAACAGCCTCGGTTACTCGACAGGGGACAGCCTCGGCAGACGGTTTTAGAGTCGCGCCCAGTTAGGCGAGATTCGCCGCATCGCGTGGATTTGTCGACAATCCAAACTTGCGCCGCGCTACCGTCACGCGATATTTTTCGGTTTCTCGTGCCAGTGGTCGCGATAACGGCAATCGTTTTGTTCTCGTGGATGGTTCTCATAGTTTTTGTTTACTTTAGTGCGGGGTGCTTCTCTTTGATTACGTAAATGTGACACTGTTTGAATTTTATCTTACGCATTGCTTGGTGTGTTCCGCGGCAGCGAAAAGATCTGATTCGGCTAATGTCACCCCGACTTCTTACCCAACGGGCAACTGATTCTGCGTCTTGATCCTTGCACGACCAGAATGCGTAGGAAGCGCCGCCCTCTGCTCTGCCCCAACCAGACATAAAACGGTCATATCCGCCTATGATGGTCGTGTGTGTTTCGGTCTGCTCAGGCGTCCTATCATCGTGTATTTGTTTCATTTTCTGTTCTGTTTTTGTTTATGTGACGGGTGAAAGGGAACGCCCAGGACGTGAGCGTTCCGTGTTCACCCGTCACTACCTATTTGACGATACTCCCAGACATGATGACGAATTGCGCATCGTCGCCGTCGTTTTCGGCTTGGGTGCCCAAGGCTACCGACGCGGTGAGAGGGGAGTGACTATCCTTGATTCCGAGGGTTACCCACGCCGCTGACTTGCCCGAAGTGTCGGGCGCCTTTGATGCGTGTTTGATGGCGTAATCGGCAAGCATTTTCAGATATTTTGCATCTATACTGATAAGTGTCCTGTCGTCCTTGAAGTCTGGCACGACGTGTTTCCAGTTGGGGTAGCGTCCATCTATGGGGTCGAAGGTTGAGACAGTCGACCCGTTAGGTGTGGGCTTCGTGATTGTGTCATTGAGGAGTGCTGCACCTAAGTATGCTTTCTTAGAGCCTGCCAGAGCTGACTCCAGGGCTCTTGTGGGTATTATGGCCTGCTGTTCGCTCTCGGTAGGGCATGGGATAGAGGCGAGAATGCGACCGTCCGTTGCAACGGCGCGTTTGTGTTCCCCATCGATGAAAACCCCATTTAGTATGGGGCGCGTGGAGTCCTTGCTCGCGAATGCTGCAATATTGTGATGTTGCTTGAGTTGTGTGGGCATTGGTGTGCTTTCGTTTCCGTTCATGTTGTTTTTGTTTTTGTTTTTGCTTTGCTGGCAATTCGCCGCCTTCCGCCCTCGACAATGCAAGGGCGGCGAGCGATTAATGACCAAGCTCTCTTTTCCATGCTGCAGCAGCAGCATTTGACTGGTTGCCTAGAAGAACTAAGGCGAGCGTGTCCATTCGGTCGCGCAATTCGGGTTCCGCTAAAAAAGGATAGCTCCATAGCGAGCCACTTGAACGGTGAAATTTCACCAGTACCCATAGTAACACCGATGGGTCATTCATAAGACCACGCGGCTTTGTTCGTCTCCATTGCCCGTTACGGGAGTTGAGACAACCCGCTATCGCGGTTTCGGCTTCTGATCGTTTCGGTGTGGCAATGCCCCTAGCATGCAGCTTTCCCAAGTAGGGCATGGTTGCGGTAAGGATAGCCTCAAGAGCGAGTCTATGTGTTGTGGTTTTCATAAAAGGCTGGCTACTTTTAGTTTGTTTAATTCCGCTTCGAGTCCGTCACCGCTCACGTGAGCGATTAAAACTCGTTCAACGGCGTTTAGTAGGTTGTCTCGCTCGTTTTCGACTCGTTCGAGCTTTTCGTCGAGCGCCTCGATTGTGTCGAATAGGCTCTCGGCTGGCTCTCCGGAATCGGTTAGCAGATAAATATCCTGATATCGTCCGTTGATAGACCGCGCAATGCCCCCGATGTGCAACTTGCCGCTGGCGAAACGTAGGCGGCATTCGATGGGGAGAATGTTCTTAAGTTCTTCTAGTGTCATAGTGTTATTGGATTTTCTGTTATTGGTTTTTCTAGTCGGCCCGCGTGGCCTACTTCGAAAGAGTATTAGTCGGGGCGGCGTATTCGGACGTGAGACGTTCGAGTTCCTTCTGGTCGTAATCGTCGAGAGTTCCGGCGTCTAGACTCTCATGTAGTCTGTAGATTCGCTCCATGATGTCGGATATATATTCAGGATCTGTTGTCGTTGTGTTGTGTTCCATGTTTGTCTTTCGTTTGTTGTCTCGTTGTTGTTGTTGGTATGTTCGCCAATTCCGCCGTCCCGACAGGACACATATCCTAGCACACTCCGGAGGCGTCACCGTCGATTTCTCTACCGTGTTCCCGTGAGTAGGCCACATTCCGCCCAAAAAGGCCGAATTCAGGGCGATCTGGCGCGACGTCCGGACCAAGCGCAAGGACAACTCGGCGGCGAGCCATAAGTCGTTGCCTATCAGGCACTTTCCGGAAATGCGACGCCAATTAAATACAACAAATCTTGTGCGAGTACCGGATCGCCCAACCTGGCTTAAGTCGTTGGCGTGGTGGCGTTTGCGGATTTGTTGCAAATCGTTTGCAGAGCAGCTTTGACTGGTGGGCTCAAAAAAAGAGGGTGGGGGAGTGCCTAAGACACCCATTGGACATGCAATGTCCCACCCCCCTCTTTTGGGGTAACCATATTATATACATGGGGCGTGAGATTTTTTGGAAAATTTCGGATCGAGGTCAAAGATCTGTTTGACACATCTCCTCTTCTGTGAAATATTCTTGTCGAAATGAGCCACCTCAAGCCTGACTTTGACCCTGATCTCCAACCCGCAGACGCGTCCTCCGGAATGCCCAGAGGACTCAATGTCTCGGAGTTCAACCGAGCGTTCCGCAAGTGGGAACGGGAGAAGGAAATAGACCTTGGACCGACTTCGTGGGGCTCGCGAAACCGGTCCTCAAAGTCTTCGTCACCAGTTTGTGATGAAGGGACTGAGCTAAAAAAAACAGTCTAAATACAACGCCGGGAGCGAGCGACGTTCACGACTGATCATTCGATCAGAGACGCTCGCTCCCAATCACCACCAAGCCGGAAAAAACTATGAGCTTCATTCACGTCCACACTCGAAACTACACTTACGTCCCATTAACTCAGGGACACTTCGCGGTTGTCGATCTCGGCGATTTACCGGAAATCAATTTAAGGTCGTGGTCAGCCTATACCACTCCTCACGGCCAAGTAAGAGCCCAAGGAAACTTCAGGCGTCCCGATGGCAGCTACCGGAGCATTGACATGGGACGATCGCTCATTCGCCCGACTCGGGGCAGGGTAGTTGACCACATCAACAGAAACCCGCTGGACAACCGAAGATCAAATCTCCGGGCGATCACTCACCAACAAAACCTTTCCAACCAAGGTCTTCGAAAAGACGCTCGTCCCGGAAGGCGAGCGAAGACATCTAAATTCAAAGGAGTATCCTTCATCCGGAGAGCCTCAGTCTTAACCAAGCCATGGGTGGCCAGATTTCTACACAAGTATAAGAGACACGAGATCGGGACTTTCGCCACTGAGCGCGAAGCCGCTCTTGCCTACGATAGGGCAGTCGTTAAGGCGAAAGGCAAGTTTGCGGTAACCAATAAGTCACTCGGGTTGCTGCGTTAACAGATCGAATAGCCTATGAACCCAACCCCATCAGTTAGCCTCATCCCGCTCTACGGCGGACGCACCGCGTGGCACCTCGACACGGACTACCCGCTCCAATGGTCCCATGGCATGAATCGCTTTCGATTCACGATCCCAAAGGGCTTCACTTTCGACGGCGCGAGCATCCCTTGGTTTTTGCCCTTTGGACGTGGCAGGCTGGGGCTTGTTGCCCCGTTGGTTCACGATTACCTGATTGCGATGGGCGGAGTGGTCGACGTTGAGATCTCCCTGTGCGACGGATGGTATTTCCTGGGCGAGCGGCAATTCTCCCGCCGAGATGCTGACAGACTCTTTTTCCGAATCCTCCGCGAGCGCGGCGTTCGACCTCGATGGTTACGTCGGTGGGCGTTTCGATTCGTCCGGCTCTGGAGCTTAATCAGGGGAGACTTTTACTAGGGCGATGAGTATTCGCCCGAACACATAAACCACAAGTATAGGAACAAACACATATGAATACAGACGAACTAACACTCGGACAGATCAAAGAAATCAAGAGCCTTCTCGGCCATACAACCGCAGCGGATAGCCATCCCTTCGAGGTTGGCAAACCCTACATGCTACGGACGGTAACCCACATCGACGTGGGGCGGATCAAGGCCGTTTACCAAACCGAAATCGTCCTCACCGATGCGGCATGGGTGGCTGATACCGGACGATTCAGCGAGCAATGGGATAAAAGCGGCGACGATGCTTTTAGTGAGTTGGAAATGTTCCCACGCGATCAAGATGTGATTGTCGGTCGGGGCGCTCTGATCGACGCGACTCAGCTTAAAGAGCTTCCAACAAAGACGAAGTAAGCATCCTCCTCGCTCCAGGCAACCATATCGTGACCTGGAGCGAGGGGCATCCGCCTATGAACGCCACATTATTGCGATCCGGTCATGTCCATATCCAGAGCGGGAGCAGGAGCAAAAGCTGTATCAGGAGCTGGAGCTGTAGCAGTAGCAGGAGCAGGAGCAGTAGCTGGAGCAGGAGCAAAAGCTGGAGCGGGAGCAGGAGCTGGAGCTGTATCAGGAGCAGGAGCTGTAGCAGGATCCGTAGCAAAAGCAGGAGCTGTATCAGGAGCTGGAGCAGTAGCTGGAGCTGGAGCAGGATCATATGAACGCAACATTATTGAGAGCCGGTTATGTCCAGAGCAGATTCAGTAGCAGTAGCTGGAGCGGGAGCTGTAGCAGGAGCAGGAGCTGTAGTATGAGCTGGACCTGGAGCAGGAGCTGTATCTGGAGCAGGAGCTGTATCAGGAGCTGGAGCTGTAGCAGGAGCTGGAGCTGGAGCAGGAGCAAAAGCTGGAGCGGGAGCAGGAGCTGGAGCTGTATCAGGAGCAGGAGCTGTATCAGGAGCAGGAGCAATAGCTGTAGCTGGAGCAGGATCATATGAACGCAACATTATTGAGAGCCGGTTATGTCCAGAGCAGATTCAGTAGCAGTAGCAGTAGCAGGAGCAGTAGCAGTAGCAGGAGCAGTAGCAGTAGCAGTAGCAGGAGCAGTAGCAGTAGCAGGAGCAGGAGCTGTAGCAGGAGCGGGAGCTGGAGCTGGAGCAGGAGCTGTATCAGGAGCTGGAGCAGGAGCGGGAGCTGGAGCTGGAGCAGGATCATATGAACGCCACATTATTGAGAGCCGGTTATGTCCAGAGCAGATTCAGTAGCAGTAGCAGGAGCAGGAGCTGGAGCAGGAGCTGTATCTGGAGCAGGAGCTGTATCTGGAGCAGGAGCTGGAGCTGTAGCAGGAGCTGGAGCTGGAGCAGGAGCAGGAGCAGGAGCATATGAACGCCACATTATTGCGATCCGGTTATGTCCAGAGCAGGAGCTGTAGTATGAGCTGGACCTGGAGCAGGAGCTGTATCTGGAGCAGGAGCTGTATCAGGAGCTGGAGCTGTAGCAGGAGCTGTAGCAGGAGCTGGAGCTGGAGCAGGAGCAGGAGCAGGAGCTGTAGCAGGAGCTGGAGCAGGAGCTGGAGCAGGAGTAGGAGCATATGAACGCCACATTATTGCGATCCGGTTATGTCCAGAGCAGTAGCTGTAGCTGTAGCAGGAGCAGGAGCTGTAGTATGAGCTGGACCTGGAGCAGGAGCTGTATCTGGAGCAGGAGCTGTATCTGGAGCGGGAGCTGGAGCTGGAGCTGTAGCAGGAGCTGGAGCTGGAGCAGGAGCAGGAGTAGGAGCGTATGAACGCCACATTATTGAGAGCCGGTTATGTCCAGAGCGGGAGCAGGAGCTGGAGTAGGAGCAGGATGGGGCGTAGGAGCTGGAGCTGGGGCAGGAGTAGTAGAAGTAGCAGTAGCAGGAGCAGGGGCGGGAGCTACAGCGGGAGCTGGACCAGGAGCTGGATCAGGAGCTGTAGCTGGAGCTGTAGCTGGAGTAGGAGCGTATGAACGCAGCCATATTGAGAGTCGGTTATGTCCAGAGCAGATTCAGTAGCTGGAGCAGTAGCTGTAGCTGTAGCAGGAGCAGGAGCTGTAGTATGAGCTGGACCTGGAGCTGGAGCGAATAGGAGCTGATAACCGAAGTCACTATCTAACGATTATGCCAAAACCAAACCGAGAAGGAGAGACATACGACGAAGCCGAGGCGCGCAAGGCCAAACGGCGGCGGGTTTGGGCCTACAAGATGATGAAGATTCGAAAGGAAAATGCGAAATGAGAAGAACTGGCCCCACAGACGAACAGATCATTCAAGCGTTCAAAGGGACCGACTTCGGGCCAGAAATCAACGAGTCTGTGAGCAATAAAAAGCTCCTGATTGCTGCCGCTCTCTTCAAACGAGTTTGTGATTACGGCGATGGCAGCACTATTACTCGTATTATTGAAGACCTTGGGCTAGTCAGCGCAAGGAGTGGTTGCCCGTTTATTTTTGCTCTGAGATGGGCGTATCGAATTCTGATTCCACCAAACTATTGAAATGAGTGAAAAACTAGCCAACTGCCCCGTCTGTGGTGGGGAATGCTTCAGTCAGGTATATAGAGACTTCGTAGATGTTAAGTGCTACGCAGATGGCTGTCCCTACTCGGTTCAGTCGCCCACCAAAGCCCAAGCCATCGCCCACCACGAGCGACTAGCGGGTCGGTGTCGGTGGGAATACATAAACGAGCAGAAACAGGCAACGAAAACTAGTTGCGAATCTGCGGTGAACCTACCGTTCTCAGGGGCGTATTGCCCACACTGCGGCAAACAGATTGAGGTGGTGAAAGAATGAGCATCAAAGCCTTTAAAGTGATCTACAGGTACAATCGCGGGTTCGATTCAATCGTTCTTACTCACACGCCTGGACGTGCCAAGCATAAGGCTTGGCTAGCCCTTAACGATGTCTGTTGGAGACCCACCTACGCAGATTTGACGGTGAGAAGAGCGCCAGAATTCGACAGCTTAGCAAGTAAAATTCAGCCCGATCTTGCGGTTGGTTTGACGTGGGCTCAAGCGAATGAGTAAACCTTTGTGCAGGCATTGCAAGGGCTCACGTAGCTACTACAGTTCCGAGCATGATGATTACCGGTGTTGGTATTGTCATAGGCCGATCAGCAAGATTGTGATTAAGGAGGTGGAGGACCGGAGTCCACGGAGGCTCTGGAGGAAATTTTAACGTGACTAATATGAACGCAGCCGTATTGAGAGCCGGATTTAATCGGAGCGGGGGCCTGGGCAGGAGATGGACCAGGAGCAGAAGCGGAAGCAGGAGCATGAGAATGAGAATGAGCAGGTGCAATAGCTGGTGCAGGAGCAGTAGCAGGAGCAGTAGCGGGAGCTGGAGCGGGAGCAGTAGCGGGAGCGGGAGCAGTAGCGGGAGCGGGATTAAATGAACGCCGCCATATTGAAAGCCGGAATTAACCGGAGCTGTAGCTGTAGCTGTAGCTGGAGCAGGATCAGGAGCAGGAGCATATGAACGCAACTATAATTAGAGCAGGTCATGTCCAGACCGGCAGCAGGAGCATGAGCGGGAGCAGGATCTGGAGCAGGAGCTGGAGCGGGAGCAGGAGTGGGAGCAGGCGCCGGAGCTGGAGCGGGAGCGATAGCGGGAGATGGGGTGGGAGCTTTAGTTGGAGCCGGATCGGGTGCTGGACCAGTAGCAGGTGCGGGAGCATATGAACGCAGCCATATCGAGAGCAGGATACGTCCAGAGCTGGAGCTGTAGCTGTAGCAAGAACTGGAGCTTGATCAGGAGCAGGAGCAGGAGCAGGAGCAGATTCAGTAGCAGGAGCAGGAGCAAAAGCTGGACCAGGAGCTGGAGCTGTAGCTGTAGCTGTAGCTGTAGCTGTAGCTGGACCTGGAGCAGGAGCATGAGCTGTAGCTGGACCAGGAGCAGGAGCAGGCTAATATGAACGCAGCCGTATTGAGAGCCGGATTTAATCGGAGCGGGGGCCTGGGCAGGAGATGGACCAGGAGCAGAAGCGGAAGCAGGAGCATGAGGATGAGAATGAGCAGGTGCAATAGCTGGTGCAGGAGCAGTAGCAGGAGTAGGAGCGGGAGTAGGAGCGGGAGCTATAGCTACAGCGGGAGCTGTATCAGGTGCTATAGCAGGAGCAGGAGTAGGAGTAGGAGCATATGAACCTAGACCCAACGCCAGAACAGATAGCGGAGAACGACCGACAACGCGAGGCAATCTACGCCGAACAAGAAAGCATGAGCACCAAGACAGACACAAGCGACTATAAACCGTGCCCCTTCTGCGGATCCCAACCGGTAAGGAGAGTGGAAGGAACGCTGTTGTCTGTCTATTGCCCACAGTGCGTGACGGTTGGATTTCGAAATCACACGGATTTAGGATGTCTAGCTGACAACGAATGGAATACCAGAACAAGAAAGAAGTATGAGAGACTATAAAGAAGTAGAGAAGAAGGCCGATAAGGCCGAGACGGAAATCAACGACCGCATCAGAGAGATGCTGTTGGATGTCATGATCGCAATCGAAGAACGCGATGAGATAATTGAGGATCTTGAACACAAAGTTGAGATCTTGACCGAGGAAAAAGAGGACGCCGAAAACCGGCTGGAAGAGATTAGGGGGAGGAGATCTTACGGATGAAAAGAGGAAAACGAAAATCAACAAGGCGCGTGGCACGCGAGAAACTATTCAACGTCAAGCCGTCACCTGAGCGAGAGCGCGACTGGTCGATTCGGAAGGCGGGATTCAAAAAGAAACAAGTCGGCGAACTTCCGAGTCGTTACACCGTCTATGGCAATGCTGGATACAGTAGCTGGTTCGCTCGCGAGGTTGAGAGCCAAGGGCAGACGGGGTCATGTGTGGGCTTCGCGATGGCATCTGTGTTGCGCTACCATTTAGTGATGAGCGGCAAAGCGACTCGCAGCAAATCATATCACGGTAAGCCGAGCGAGCAGTGGCTTTGGCAGGCTTCGAAGGAGATGGATCAGTTTACCGCTCATCCTTCGACGATGCTCATGTGGGACGGGACTTATCTGAAAACGGTCTTGGACGTTGCACGCAAATGGGGTTGCGTCTCTCGTAAAACGCTCCCGTTCGGCGAGCTGATCTATGAGAAAACCGACAAGGTTCTCAAGGCGGCATCTGATTGGAAGATCAAAAGCTATCATGCGGTCAGTCCGTGGGTCGAAGGCGAAAGTCAGTTTAATGAGGCGGGTATGAAATGGTGGCTCTTCCACCACGGTCCTGTCCTCACCAGGCTCAACGTCAATGAGTCGTTCATGAAGGCGAACAAACGCACAGGCGTTCTCGATGACACGAGTAAGAAGACGAGCTACGGGCACGCTGTTTGCGTTGTCGGCTACTCAGACGATGGCGTTCTGATCAGAAATTCGTGGGGCCGACTCTGGGGCGATCAAGGCCATGTATGGGTATCGTGGCGGTATGCGCGGCTGTTCCTCACCGAAAGTTACGGAATCACAATGGACTAGGACCTATGAAACGAAAACTCATCGCACTTGTCGGAAAGAAGCAAAGCGGCAAAGACACTTTCTTTCGCCTGCTGCACGCCCAATCATCTAGATGCAAACGCTTTGCATTTGCTGATGGAATAAAACTTGATGCCTTGATGCTCGCAGGCGTGGAAGAAACTCTCGCGCTACATGGCAAAGAAGCTCTCAGAAAGCTCTATCAAGAAATTGGAACTGTGGCAAAACTCGGTCTCGGTGAGTCTTATTGGACCGATGCTCTTGTCGAGCAGATCAACCGAGACAACCAATTCAAAATGATCCCGGTGGTGACTGATTGTAGATTCCCTTTCGAGGCAGCTCGCCTTCGCGAAGAGTTTGATGCCACGGTCATCAAGATCAATCGCGACACGGGCTTGGTTGACGGCCATGAATCCGAGACTCTTGTCGATGACATCGTCCCCGATCTTGAAATCGACAATAACGGTCCCCTAACGGAGTTGAAAAAATACGCGGAAGCCATCGCGCATGATGCAACTCAGTGAGCTTCTTCCCGATATATCGCCAACGATTTGAAGTCGTTATGCTTGACGGGTTTCCAGCGTATTTCCCGCTGGGAACCCTTCGAGATTTTAAGCCCCAACAGCCATTATCTTGGCCTTGGCAAGTCTTCAGATTACCCCCCGGCGTTACATTTCACCCTCGAAAACTTCGCCGCCCTGGCCAGGGAAAAGATCTCAGAATTCATAAGTGCCGGGTCCTACTACACCCAACTTTTATCGAACCCCGCGAGCTCAGGTTCGTCAGAAGAAAGTGGACGGTTGTGATTGATGGGAGGCAAGTTTATAAATCTTATAGCCTCCTGAAAGCTGTCCGAGAACTCGTCCTTCGATGGCGACGTCGATATGGATGCGAGGTCGAGTATTCGTATCGAGGATCCGTCCAACAACGCAGGCGAGCCAACAAAGACCTCATCCGACTACCTGAAACGCTCAAAAAGCGTAAGCTCCCACGCAGCCACATCCCCAGCATTCGGCTTGTCAATGCCAAACTGCCCTGATAATCTCAGGAGATGGCAAGTGCGCTACCAACTCCAGCCGGATGCTGTAACTGCGGCACGCCGCTATCGACATCAACTCTCGATGCGTATATCGAGAGTGCGGTCGACTCGGATCTGATTAACCAGGTCGGGATTTTTGCTGTCGATACAGTCTCCGTCCTACGAACAATCGCGACATCGTCTGATAACAAACTCGCCACGGTCTTCGGAGCGACACCGTCGGATCTCACGCACTGGAGGTGGAACAATTCCGGAACCGGCGCTGATGATGGCCTCACGGTCATCCGACCTGCGGATTATTCGACAGCGGGGGTCTGGGAGATTGCCGACGAAACCTCAATTGAAATTCCATGAGCTGTTCTACCACAAATGTAGTCATCGCACCGGGGCCGGGAGGCGCTAACGGTGTCGACGGGTCAAACGGATCTGACGGCGTCACCGCGTTTTCGGTGACGGTGTCATCGTTCGTCGTTCCGGTTTATGATGAGCTGGTTCCCGTCAATGTCACCATCGAACTCGACCAAGCGGATTGGATCCCAGTCGGAGTCACGGTATACATCGAGGGCGCTGGATATTACATCGTCCAGGGTGTTTCCGCGGGAGCAGATCCACCTTCGATCCAGGCATCCAACAATGGCGCTGCCTCGAACACCGCAGCCGGGACGACCATCGGGGTTGGAAAGAAGGTATGCGCGGCTGGAGTTACAGGAGCCACGGCAAGCTTGTCTGGAGCGGCTGGAGGTGATCTGACCGGGACTTATCCGAATCCGACTCTGGATATTTTCACTCTAAAAGGTGAGCTCTATACTTTCACGGGAAGCGCATACGGCACCCTGACAGCGGGAACGGATAATCAAACGCTTCACGCCGATAGCGGCGAAGCGAATGGCCTTGCGTATCGAGCGATTGATTTGACGGGGGCGACGACTGATCTATCGGGCACCCTCGGGCTAGCGAACGGCGGCACTGGCGAGACATCGGCAGCGGACGCATACAATGCACTATCGCCGCTGACGACTCGAGGCGACATCGTCACGGGCGATGCCTCGGGAGCTGCCCAGCGACTGGCTTTGGGCGCTACCGGGACGGTGCTTACCTCGGATGGAAGCGATGCCTATTGGACAGAACCTGCTTCAGCTTCATTCGGCGGAGACGCAAAGGTCGTCCGGTTCACTTCAACAGGACCGACGACACTGTCGGATACTCCAGACGATGCACAGTCGGGTGTAATATTTATTTGCACCTCGTCGAATCCTGGAAGCATCACGTTACCGAATGCCTTAGAATACGCGACCGCTTCTTCCTCGAAGTTCTTGTCGTTGCTCCAAGAGAACAACAACCAAGCTGCTGGCATGGTCGTGGCGAATGCGGACTCTGCGGGTAACGATGTTCGTAAGGCAACGACTTCGCTAGGGGCGGCATCGTCTGTGGCGATTGCAAAACTTTCGAGTTCCCTGGCGGGAACGTATCAGATGGTGAAGTTCAGAGCCCTCCCGGATGGCGCGGGTGGAGCTTACTGGTTGCTGGATAGCTTCAACGAAGCGACGAATCTCGTCTAATGGCCCAATCTAAAGCCAGAGTCCAAGCTGCGGCGCAACTTTCTTTCGAGGGAGGTGTGGACTCTAATCTCTTGCCCCGGTTGCTTCGCGGCAACCAGATCGCCTGGGCAACGAATTGCAGAATCAGGGGCGGGACGATTTCACCTCGGCCTGGTTTTAGAAAGCAGGCTCTGACTTTTCCTGTTTCCGGAGACGACACTCTTTTCCAGACCGGAAAGTTCCAAGGTGCGGGATTTTATGTGGGGTCCAACGGCCTCGGAGAGTTAATGGTATCGATCGGAGGCCGGACGTTTTCGATAGACGCGGATTTTGATGCCCGAGATATCTCCCCGGAGGGTGATCCAAACAGCAGCAAAGCGGATCTTGTGACCTTCGAGCAAGCCGAGAGATGGATGATCGTCCAGGACGGTCAGGCGGCTCCCTTGATCTATAACCGGTCAGATTCGAGAAGGGCGTATGATCTCGAAGTGAGTTCGGGCAGTGTCTGTTCTTATGCGAACGGAAGGCTCTGGTGCGCGAGAGGTAATTTCTACACGGCGGGAGATCTTGTAGGATCCTCGAGCGGTGACCCGACAATCGGACGGCTGGACGCGGTCTTGAAGACCACTGAGAATACTTACTTAAACGAGGGCGGATCATTTTCAACTCCGACCAACAGCGGCAACATCCAGTCGCTGCAAGTTTTGACGGCACTCGACACGGTCCTTGGCCAAGGTGACTTACTTGTCTTTACGGAGCAATCGATCTTCGCGACGACGGTGCCTACGGATAGGACGCAGTGGAAAAATCTTTCCTATCCAGTTCAGCGACTCGTTGCGCCCACAGGAACGGTCGGACCTTTCAGTCCCGTGAATGTCAACGGCGACATATACTATCGGTCGTCGGATGGAATCAGATCCTTGATTTCGGCAAGGCGAGATTTCAAAGACGGCGGCATGACTCCGTTGAGTTCCGAAATACAACGGGCCTTATCTTTCGATTCTCCCGCGCTCTTGAAGCACTCGTCCGGAGTGCTCTTCGACAATCGGCTGCTCCATACGTGCATCGGGCGAACCACAGAGCGCGGCGTGGTCCATAAAGGAATCGTGAGTCTAGACTTCGATCCTGTGAGTGGGCTCCGCGTCGATGCTTCGCTCGCCTATGACGGGCTGTGGACGGGGCTTGATTTTTTTCACATCGTCAAAGGCCGTTTAGGTACGAAAGAACGCTGTTTTGTTTTCGCTCTGAGCGACTCCGATGAGATTGAGTTATGGGAATTGGACCCAGAGCTTTCAGATGACTGGACTGATTCTGATTCCTGCACTCCGATCGAGTGGTTTTTTGAAACGAAAAGCGTCTCCTTCGATAGCCCTTTTGAGATGAAGCGCCTCGATCGGTTCGAGGTCTGGCTCCGAGACGTCGCTGGAGTCGTTGACTTTTCGCTGTACACAAGACCAGATAGTTCTACTGGATGGAACCTGTGGCGTTCTTGGCAGGAAAGTGTAAAAATCCAGGACGGGCTCGATTACAACAAGCCCTCGTATCGCCCACGGCGAAGTGTCGCCAATCCACCGAATTCACAAGAGGATCTCGATCCGAAAAAGCCAGTCGATCAAGGTTACGAATTCCAGTTCAGGTTGTCCGGGACGGGCTCTGCCACAGTGGATACGCTTAGATTTTTTGCCGAACAGAGAAACGAGGATGTGTATCCTCCATGTCCGCCAGCCGTGGGCGTAGAGACCGAGAACACGAGCTGCCCCTTAGATGACTTTCCACAGATCCCATGAGCACTAACGTAATTCTCCAAGCTGGAACGCTTCCGACAGATTGTTTCGCTTCGCATCAGGCCGAATACGAAGAGTATATCCGACAGACCACCGCCACGTTGCCGGAGGATAGTGTATCCTACATCGTGTCAACTACCGCGCCATCTGCAGATGACCGGGATAAGCTGTGGATCCAGGTGGACGCGCAGAACCGTCCGATCCGGCAATGGATATTCACCAATTCGCGGTGGGCGTGGCCGCATCCCGTGCCTTACTCAGACAAACGGCTTGTGATGTTCACCGGATCCTCCGCGGAGGTCGATACATTGGACGGGGGCGTTGCTGGAACGGCGTCAACTTTTGGGGGACCATTCTGGGAGATCGATGCGACCATGTCCTTGAAGTTCCCGCTTGGAATTGGAACTCTGGAATCAGGCGAGACGATAGCGCCTGGAGACTCGGGGGGACAGGAACGAGTCACGTTGATTGAAAATGAACTCCCGGATCATGGGCATGTCGGTAAAGCTTACTACAGATACTCTGGAGGATCCTACTCTGAAGACCCATCCGGTGAATCTGACAATACGCTGCACCAAGGCAGTTCGCATACGACAAGTCCAAGTGGGAATTACGCGGCATCGGGAGTGCGGACGGAGTCAATCGATGTCGCCTCTGGAAAGTTTGGAAATTCCCACGACAATATGCCACCATACGTAGGCGTATATTTCATCAAGCGCACGGTTCGTGAATTTTACACTGCGTCATGAGACTAAACCTTGCAGCCGTAAAGGCATCTAGAGTGACCGACATGCTCGGGTTGTGTGAAGACGACCCTAGGCTTCTTGATTTTTTAAACGAAGGCCATCGCCGGTTGATCCATGCGGGGCTTTACTGGAACACGTTCCAGACGTATCAGATTTGCGTTGGCTCTGAAGGGTGCCTGACTTGGCCGAGACAGGTCGCCTCGATCGAGGCGTTGTCTGTTAATGATGCGCCGGTCACTCTTCGGAATGGGTGGTTTGAGTATCTACAATCCGGGTATGGAATTCGGACGAACGAGAATTCAAGCGAGTTACAGCTCATCGATCGGGGGACGGCTTGCACCTTCGATGACATCACCGACAACTCCACGGTGCTTGAGGTATATTCTCTGGTGGCGGAAGACGCGGGATCTCAGTTGCTTGTCCAGGGGTATGATGAGAACGGGAATTGGATCCGCTCACTGGTCGGTTCGACTTACGTCGATGGGGAGTATATCGACATCTCCACCACGAAGACCCGATCCACGAACATCTTCACAGCGGTGACATCGATCACAAAGCCGGTCACCAACGGGCCGGTTTATCTCTCTAAAGTCGACGCGAGTTCGGTTGTGACTTTAATCGGTTACTACGAAGCCGACGAAACTCTTCCAAACTACCGGCGTAGTTTAATTCCAGGGCTCGCCGATGCACCCAATTATGTGTGCGGGGATGGGGATCCGCTAACAGATCGTCGAGCCGTGAGGGCGGTCGTCAAGTTGGAACACATCGATGTCGTCAATGACAATGATTTCTTTGTGATCGGGAACGTGTCTGCGATAAAGAACTCAGCCAAGGCAGTTCAACTGGAGGAACAGCAGAACTTGCAGGAATCGATTCAGCATTTTCAGCTCGCGCTGCAGTTGCTTGACAACGAATTGAAACACTACGAGGGCACTTCGAACGTAGAGCCTTTGAAAATCGAATCTGATACCTGGGGTGCAGGGCAGATGCCGACTGTCATTTAGAAAGTTAGAAGTATGCCTTTAAAGTCGATTTTTGGATCCAAGGTTAAGGTGCCGAAATTCATCAAGGTTGATCCTGATGAACAGGTCAAGAAGGCGTTCAAGTCGATGCAGAAGCAGCTCCCGGAGGGGGCGGCTATCGCGAAAGATATCGGCAAGGCCGATGCTGACACGGCCTTAGCTGTGCTTGAACGGTTTGCGCCGGGGACGGGCAAAGTCATTGCGCAGCAGATGGAGAACATCCAAGCCGGTCTGGCCGGTGAGGTGCCCACGGACGTTCAGAACCTGGTTCAGAATCGGGCAGCGGCTCGATCTTTTGCTGGAGGGTTCGGTGGATCCGAGGCGGCTCGTAATTTAGAGCTTCGTGATCTCGGACTCACAAGCCTCCAGCGCATGGATACTGCGATGGCTCAGGCAAATCAGACCCTTGGGCTTTTCAAGAGCATGACTCCCGCGCAACAGTCTGTCGGGAGCATGTTCATGACGCCGCAGCAGCGGCTAGCACACGCTGTCAACGAGCGGAACACGAAGTTCCAACGGGACTTTGCTCAGGCTCAAGAGAAAGCCAAGCCCAACCCAATCGCTAAAGGGTTATTTGATGCAGCGGTAACCATTGGCGGCGGGGCGCTTGGGTCATTCATCGGCGGCAAATCGTTAGGAACGACTTTGTCTGCTGCTAAAGGTGCCCCAAGTGTAGGTCAAGCGGGAAGTGGATTCATGGGACCACCAAGCAACTACCAGAATAATTACAGTCCATACGTTTCCAATTACTAAAGTTATGGCAGACCCAAGTAACCCATTCACAGGATTTTTCCAAAGCCTCGGAGCCGGTATGGAGGCAGGAAGGACACGGTCTCCTGGCGAGTCACGTTTTGTTACTATGCTCAGGGGCGCGGCTGCAGCTTCCACACCTGCTCAGGACCGATTGAGGCAGCAAGAACTTACTGCGCGAAATACCCGTATGCAGCAGGAGCTTGAGTTCAGAATCCAGGACCAGGCGCTGCGGACGAGTATCGCAAGCCAGCGGCAGGAGCTAGATAAACAGAAGCACCTACAGGGTTTAGCTGAAGAGAATGCCCGACTTGAAAACGAACGGAACGACGCGGCTGGATTGAACGCGTTTGCATCGGCAATAAGTCAGATTAATTCTTTGGAAGACGCTGATAGTTTTATGGAGCAGCAGACTGGGTTGTTGAGCTCACTGTCCTCCGAAGGATCGGAGGCTGCGAGAAAGATGTTCTTAGACTTCCGTAAGGGGAAGGAGATGGAGCGGATGCAGGAAATAGCCGATCTTCGTAGTGAGGTCATGGGATTTGATGGGGCCGATCAGGACGCCGTAGGTAAGATGAACTATGGGCAGTTACTTCAGGAAAAGGGGCAGCTCATGTTGAACCGCCCGTGGATGCCGAACGAAAAGACGAGAACGGCTTACGTCAACGGGCAGCAAGTGACTCTTACGAATCCGAGGTTTAACGGGGGCAGTGGCGATGGGTATACGCCAGCCAATAGGATGTCGGCGTTCGACGATTTCCAGAGGGCCTTGAGGGCTATGGATGAAATAGACGAAGGCGAGTATGATGAGACGGAAGGAAAAAAGAAGCTAACCGCCGCGGACGATCGAGCAAGGGCGGCGTTGCGGAGGTTCGCTTCCATTGGTGGCTCTAGGGATTGGCTAACAGAACTTCAGTTGGATCAGTATGGTGACGTATTTGAGTCTGTGGGAATGGGGGCACCTGCGGACGAGTCGACCGCCAAGGAGCGCCTTACTGTGGACGGGGACGTTCCCCCAGATTTGTTTGGGGATCCTAAAAGATTGGAGCAGTTGAACGCCTTCATACTTGAGGCTACTAAGTAATGAACCCGCAGACCCAAGAGATATTACGGCAAGCAAGAGCAGCAGCACCTGCTCTTGTTGATGTTTCTGATGACGTCCTCGTAGAAGCTCTCGGGAACGTGTATCCGGAAACTACCCGGTATGCGGGGTTCAAGGGGGACTTCCTGAGAGGAGAACTTTCTCGAAGCGGGACCGCAAGGAGCCAAGCTGCGGTAGCCAAAGAGTCCGGGGTCGGGGTCATGGGGCCTTTGGAGCAGATAGATGCTTCGATCCAATCCGGGACTAAGCGTATGCAAGCTGCGTTTGCAAATCTGGGAGCCGACGTGATTGGGTCTGATACAGCCAAAGCTTTATTGGCAACGAGGGGTAAATACACAGGAGCTTTCGAAGAAGCCTCCGATGCGATTCAGGAATGGTCGGATGCCCAGAGTGAAGAAGCATCTTTTCTAGCGAGGACTCGCGACCTTTCAGAACCAGGTTATGTTCAAACGGCGGCTAACTTAGTTGCTGAATCACTACCGTCCCTTGCACCTGCAGTGGTGGCGGGTCCAGCAGGTATGCCAGCGGTCTTGGCCGCTACTGGTATCACTAGCTATGCCAGTGTTGCGGATTCGGTAGAGCGGGAGATGATGGGCATGGGAGCCTCCCGTAAAGAGGCCGAAGCAATCGCACACGCCGAGGGAGCCACTGCTGGTTTAGCCACGACCTTAATCACGGCGGGGTTCAACAAGTATTTTCCAGGTCTCGAAGGTGTGCTTGCTGCGGGGCCTAAGCGCGAAGCAGCGAGGCAAACGATAAAGTCGGCACTCAAGGCATTTGGCGTGTCTGCGGCTAGTGAGGCTGCGGAAGAATCTCTCGACGAACTGTCTCAGAATATCCTCGCTGAGATGGTAAGAAGTCCTGAGAGGGACATGGTGGATATATTGAAGGATGTTGGGGCAGCGGGATTTGTCGGGGGCTTCTTTGGTGGTGGATTCAAGTTAAGCTCCCTCGGAGTCGATGCTTATCGAAGCGGCGACATAAAGAGATGGCAAAGCGCCAGAAAAGCTAAGGGGCCAGACGCCACAATTCAGACTTCTTTTACGCCCGGAGAGGGACAGGGCGTAGCTGACATGAGGCTTGGTTCAGCGTTCACAACGCGACCAGAGGATCTCCCCGTCGATCCAGTGACCGAAGGGACTTTCGAAGGAAGCAGCACTGAGGGGGTTTCGGAACCCGCACCGAAAGACCAAGCGGAAGTCCGCCCTACCGAAGGCACTTTCACCGGCAGCGTCAGTGTCTCTGAGCCGGTCAGTGTCGACAAGCCAGAGTCGGGAGAACTTAGGCAGACTGAATTTGAGGGTGTCCGAGATAAACGGACTGAAGCGCCGTCAAAAGAAGAGGAGCTCGCTGATCTAGAAAAACAGGGACTTGCGGCACGGCAAGAGATCGAGAAGCGACAGGCCAAAGAGTGGAAACAGAATCAACTCGATACCAGGGGAGAAGAAGTTTATTACCATGGCGTGGCGAAGCCTTTCACGATAGCCAAGGGCATGGAGGACGCGGGTAGTGAATTGAATTTGTTCGGCGGTGGGCTCTACCTCACTGACGACCTCTACACGGCATCGACTTACCAGGGCAAAAACAAAGCCAAGGCATTCAATCCTTGGGAACCATCAACCAGAAAGCCTGCTCCGGGTGAGCAGGTGGGGGTCGTTTATGAAGTCGAATTCGATACCGACGATGTGAAGTTTTACGATCTCGATGCGGAGGCTTCGCCGGAAGTAATCAGTTATTTTAAGGACTCCTTTGATCAAGATCTCGTTGGTGATGTCGAAGAGTCCGGTGGCCTTGATGGCCGATCATTAGGAGAGCTCATCCGAGAGGCGCAGGGGTTCTCTCCTGAGCTGGATATCCCAGCTTACGAGATCCAGGAGATGATCTCCGGGGTTAAGGATGCTCTAAAGAGAGACGGTTACCGAGGATTCTCTCACAAGGGAGGCTTGCTTACTGGGAACAAGAAAAGGACTCACGATGTCAAGATCCTGTGGACCGATGATATTAGCACTCCGATTTACCAAGAAGCGGTCGATTTATCTGAACGGATACGGGAGCCGGGTGCTGCACAGGTAGTCGAGGAGACAGGCACTCAGGAGAACCTGTTCCCCAGCAGTGTCATTTCCGCGATCGAAGCGGAGGGGGCTTCTGTCCGGGCATCAGAATCTGTTGATAGGGTGAGGCAGTTGACTCAGGGACTGGAAGAGCAGCTTCGTGTCTTGTCTAAGATCCAAACCACGGCAGAGCAACTTGAATCTCTAGCGGAAGGAGATACCGTCCGATCTGCTAGAGAGCAGTCCACGCTCGCCCGATCTAGCGAACGCCAACAGAAGGCAGTCGTTAAGAAGATTCGGAATCAGATTAAGAAACTGTCCGACGCTCTTTTGGATACGGCAGTTGAGGAGGTGGCTGCTGCGAGTGCAGGCAGCGATGTGGTGGCCGAGGCGGCAGAGGCTTTTGGAAGTTCAGAGGCGCTGCTTCCCTCTAGCAGCATGTTATCTGTCACTGACGCGGAGATTGAAGCTGTGGCGTCAAAGCTAGACTCTTTGAGTGACGGTGATGGCAAGGTTAGCTTCGGACTGGGCGCGTTCGGGGAACCGGGGGAGACTGTTAGCAACTTGTTGAGGCGAGTGTTTTTCAAAGACACATCGACCGGTGCCCTTCGTTGGGATCCGACGAAGATGCGAACATTCACCAGAAAAGCTTACAGATTTTACAACGGGACAACTGCACCTCCTCAAGTGAGAGAGGCTCGCGATAAGGCTATGTTCGATCGGGCATCTCTCGAGGATATGGCCAGTAGAATAGTGGCGAGAGTGGATGAGGAACTTGAGAAGCTTCCTGGTGAATCCAAGGCGGAGGGACTGAAGCAGGCAAATGATTTTCTTCTTGGTAAAGAAGAGGCGGAGCAAGGTCTTTTGACTGAGGATACCAAAGACGTGCTTCGCGCAGCGCGATTGTTCTTGGATAACTTGTCCAACTCGATTGTTGATATGGGCCTTTTGGGCAAGGATCTTTCAGAGACTATTGGAGCCAACATTGGTAAGTATCTCCTGCGCTCTTACAAGATGTATGATCCCGACGCTAATTGGAACTGGGATACGATACCGGAGGGAATAAAACAGAACGCCAGACAGTGGGTCATCGCGGAAGCCGAATCGATCGCTGGCGAGGGGAAGAAGGGTCGGGGTAACATCAAAGATGTTGTTGACGCGCTTCCTGATAAAATGGGTCCGGATTGGGTGGATGTTGTCTCCGCAGTTATAAAAGGTGAATCGGAGACAGAGCTCCAACAGCGGGTGGATCATCTACTCTCTCGAATTGTTCCGGGCCAGGATGCAGTAGACGCGCAAGATAATGCAGACTGGTTGATGGGCCACTCAAACAAGGGACAGTCACCAGTTGCCTCGTTCACGAAGCGCAAGGAGATAGTCGAGCCGATCCGGGATTTGATGGGCGAGATAAGAGACCCGATCGTAAATCTTGTCAGTACGACTGAGCGGCTGTCTAAAATACGCCAACGCTACGACGAGCAGCTTAACGCTGTGGAAGTGGGCCTGAAGACCGGATTTTTTAAAAAAGGCGACGACGGTAAGATAGCAGGGTGGAGGCCACTTGTCTCAAACAAAGATTTGGCGCTTCGGGGTCTCAAGGACATCTACGCTCCAGCGGGTTTGGATACATACGTCCTGGATTACCTTTCGGGCAAGGATCAGGAGACTAGCCAATTATTAATGGGGTTACGGAAAGCTGTAGGTCTGGGCAAGTTCTCGCAGGTCATCTTGAGTCCAGCCACCTGGGCGACTTCGGGACTTGGTGCGTTCGGGTCTTCTTTTGGGGCTGGGCAGTTACTTGCATTTCATTCAGAAGGATCCAGGATGAAGATGTATCATCCGGTCTCTAGGGTTGTTAAAGATGCCGTAAAAAAGAACAAGAAGAGGTCGCAGCGAGCTGATACGACTGAGAAACGAGCGGCGCTGGCTCAGGAGAGCGCCAAGGATTTCTTAGAGAATAATGGAGTCGATCGAATATTCGAGGATCCTGGGTTGATCGAAGATCTTGCAAGGGAGTATGGAGCTCTAGAAGAGGGAATCATGACTCGTGAGTTGCTAAACCAAGGCGAGCTGACGATGGAGACTTTAGAAGACAAACTTGGTGTTGGCCCAGGCCCGAAGAGCAGACTCAAGCTCCTTAAGCGGGGCATGGACAAAGCCTCGAAATGGTATGGGGCGGCGGATCGGGTGGTAACGAAACAGGGAGGGTTTTTGACAGAACTGGTCACCTACGCGCAAGCGAAACCGGAAGCGTCTATGGGTGAGATATTCCAAACCGCTGCTGATATAATCAGGAACGTCACACCCACGCCGTCTAAGGTGCCCCAAGGAGTGAGGAAATTAGTTGCCGCTGGGGCGCTCCCGACTTATCTGACTTTCCAGTGGGAGAACTACCGAAACACATACAACGCCTTTTCTCTGGCGCAGCAGGAAATTAAGTCCGGGAATCCGGTGCTTCAAAGGAATGGGATTCTAAGGCTGGGTAGTATAACCACCGCTTTATTCGCTGCGACTAATGTGTTGGGCAGTGTGCTATCGGCACTTGCTGACTGGTTATTTCGGGACGAAGGAGAGTCGGACGCGGATCAGCTACGAGGATTCGGAAAAGAACCCCTCCAGAAGCGAGAGTCTCTACGGGAGCTCGCCCCATACTTCCACCAGGACGAGGGCATGGCGTTTCTCAGCTATAAGGAGGGTGAGGAATTCACTTACATGGTCAGCTCTTACGCGTTGGCTCAGTCATCAGTAGGCTCTGTGGTCGCTCTACCGGCGTCGATATTGAAATTGAAAGGAGCAGGCGCTGTGGGTGAGGCGGCAGCGCAGGCCATGAATACGGTTGCTTCCCAGCTAACGGGCTTGGGCATCTTGTCGAAGTCGATGATCGAGATTGCTTTAAATTCAAAACAGGACGCTAAAGGGACGGTGTTCAACCCGGAGCTAGGATACCTAAAGGCGAACGAGGGTGCCATTTCAAAGGTATACAACGATGTATACAGGCCAGGTGTTTTGAAGTCGTTAGAAAAAGCCACAGCCGAGCGATCTGTTAATTACTATGGAACGATTTCAGAACCAACCGACGAGTTGTTAAAGGCGCTTGGCGTTAGGATTGTTCGGATAGAAATACCTAGATCGGTTAAAGCGAATATGGGGTCTTTCGACCGACGACTCCGCGCCGCTAAGATGATTTACAGCGACAAACCGGATTCGAATCGAAACACACCGGAGCGCAAAGAAGAGTCTGAGCAGTCAGTGGCTGCAGTGGTTCGTGATTACAAAAGTTTCATGGAGGACATGCAGCACCTCTTGCCGGATTCTGAGTTACGTAAGTTCGAAAAGAACTACAACGAAGGAACCGCGTCAGGCAAGAATGCGGTCGCGAAAGATCTCAGGAAATCGTGGTAAAGTCTAAGCTACAGAAGCAGATGGACGCGGTCATTGCCGCGAAGCAAGAGGCGCGAACGCGTCAAGTGCTTACGTCCGATCCGCTGAATGAAACTCTGGCCGCGGCGTTCAGCGGTGTCGATTCTGAGTTTGGGCCGAACACCTACGGTCGAGAAGTCGTTCCCGGATTGACGCAACTCGAATACGAGTTCCTTTCGTTTCGAGACCATCTCGGTCTGCAAAAAGCGCGATGCACGCGTTACGACAATTTCAGGAATATCTGCGGCATCCTATTTCCAAAGTTAGAGTGGAACCCTTGGCTGGACAAACAAGTCCGGTCACTTTGCGATAACGACTTTGTTAGTTGGACTGGGTGCGCGGCTTCAGGCAAGACTCATACTGCTAGTTTGTGGGCAGTAGTATGGTGGCTTTCTGATCCACATAGCTCTGCGGTGGTCTTGACGTCGACGACTAAGTCGATGCTCCGAAAGCGAGCATGGTCCGAAGTCCAAAAGCTTTACACCAACATGGATGCTGTTCCTCCTGGAAACATGGTGGACTCAAAGACTACTTGGCAGGCTTCAAAAGGGGATGAGAAGAATGCCATCTTCGGTCTTGCCGTCCGAGACGGCAACACCGCTGCCGCAGTCGCGGGGATCCAAGGTATCCACACTAAGCGCGTGCTTGTTATTGTCGACGAGGCAACCGATACGCCTCAGGCGATATTTGATGCAACCGCTAACTTGTTCTCCGGGTGCGAAGAATTCCAGATGCTGGCTATCGGAAACCCGAACAGCCACTACGACCCTCACGGCAAGTATTCTGAGCCACTTGACGGCTGGGACACGGTGACAGTTGAAACTGAAGAATGGGAGACCAAGACTCAGCTCAACGGATTGCCTGGTGTTTGCGTCCGGTTTGATGCTGAAAAATCTCCGAACATCGAGTTGGGTGAGACTAAGTATCCTTACCTTGTAACCAAGGCGCAGCTAGAAGGGTCGCGGAAGAAACTAGGAATGGACTCGCCTCTGTTTTGGAAATTCCAAAGAGGCTTCTGGGCACCTGCCGGTGTCCTCCAGACTGTCTTCAATGAGACCCTGTTGGCCAAGATGCGAGCCCACGAGGGCTTCCTCTTTAGAAGAGAGATGCACGTCATAGGTGGGTGCGATCCAGCATTCGGTGGAGGAGACAGAGCCGTAATACGGTTCGCCGTTGTCGGCGTGACCGAGAGCGGCAAACTTGGGTTGGAACTAGAACCACACGATGAGTTGGAGATCGACGCGGACTCCTCTGAGCCCGTCCATTTTCAGCTAGCTTCTCAAATCCAACAGATGTGTGAGAAGCGGGGATGTAGCCCTCAGAATTTTGGGATCGATGCTTCGGGAGAGGGCGGGGGTCTGGCTGACATCTTAGCAAAAAACTGGTCCCCTCGAATTAACCGCATTGAGTTCGGGGGCAAGCCCTCGTCTCGACCAGTGTCTTATGAGGACATGCGGCCATCGCACGAGGCATACGACCGCAAGGTGACTGAGCTATGGTTCTCGGCCAGGGAGTATTTGCAAGCCGGTCAGCTTCGCGGGATCGATGGTTGGACGGCGAAGGAGTTCTGTTCTAGAGAGTTCTCTGATGAGCGGCGAAAGATCTCAATTCAGACAAAGCGCGATATGAAGGCTATGTATGGTAGCTCGCCTGATATAGCAGATTGCACAGTCATTATTGTCGACGTCGCTAGGACGACCGGGATTAATCTTTACACTGAAGACCACGTCAGCGAGAAAGAGTCACTACCTCCAGAGGTTAACGAGATCTACGACGATATCGGAGACGAATTCGATTATGCAGATATTGAAGTCTAAGATGAAAGTCCCTCCGGGAGGGTGGACCTACACGATCGAGTCAGGGACGTCATTTCGCGGAACGACGCTTGAACGCCTTGTTGACGAGGTGCGAGAGTATTATTTCACGAATGACCAGTTACCTCCGAAGGACTTGGATATGCTGATCCAAGATCAGATTTGTTCAAAAATCCCGGACGCGGAAGCTAAGTGTTACGACGCTACCCCACCGACCTTTGGAGAACTCATCAAGAGAGCGGGGACGGCGCTGGTCAATTTTTCTAGAAGCGGGTTCGAGGTCGTGCCGGATGAAGTTCTGGTAGAACGACGGGCCATATGCTTAGAATGCCCTTTGTGGAAAGGTGAATCCTTTTTCGGGGTAGGTCGGTGTGGTGCCTGCGGCTGCTCTGGATTCAAACTCTACGCAGCGAGCGAACGCTGCCCTAAAGACAAATGGACGACTTACTCAACATAAATGAAAGTGGTAGCCTACCGAACACGCGGGTGGCAGATCCAGTCGCAGCTCGTCGCATTGCCGAGGATATCATCGACAACAACCAACGTCGTCTCGAACGCAATCAAAAAGTCAAAGGGCTCGTCGATGGGAACCCTCCTTATTCAGGGAGTAAGCTGAAGAAGGCGGGGCAGAGTTATCGGTCCAACTTCAATTCAGGGCAGGCGTTATCATTTTTGCAAACGTCACTCACGGCTTATTATGACCTCTTTTCCGAAGTATCAAACTACGCAACCGTTGTCTGCGACACGGGGAATTCGGAGCAAGATTCTAACTGGAGTCGAATCCTTACTGAGGAATTTGATAAGCTTCAGCGTGAGGATCCTTGTTTGGACTATGGTATTCAGCTTAGCCAGCATGATATGGTGCTTTACGGTTCTGGTCCGGTTATTTGGGAGAGGGAAGACGACTGGGTAACCTACCCACGAAAGCATGACCGCGTCATGCTGGATAACAACGAACCCTCTGATATCATGCGCTGGACGAAGTGCGTTGTTCGCGAGGTGTTCACTCCAGCCGATCTGTATCGATACATCAATAACGAGTCCGCCGCGAGGAAACGCGGGTGGGATGTCGATGCGGTGAAGAAATCCATTCTCCGCGCCACTAGCGAGTTCTCGACTTATCCAAAAGACTGGGATCGGACACAACAGGCGATCAGGAACAACGATCTTGAGTTCACCAACCCAGACCAAGTCATAAATGTGGCACGATTGTATTTCAAGGAGTTCCCCTCAAAAGACAACAAGGAAGGCGGCATCTCCGAGGTGTGGATCAATTTAGATCAGGACTTCGGGTTCCTTTACCGCAGCATTCGAAAATACGACAACTGGAAGCAGCTCATTTGCCCGTTCATGATGGATCGGGGCGACGGGACTTATCACTCAATCAAAGGTCTTGGTACTCGGATGTTCCCGTTCCTGTGGACTAAGGAGCGCCTCACAAATTCCCTGGTTGATAATGCTTTCGTGATGGCGTCTCTTCACATCAAGAATCAGCAGACCGGTAACGCGACTCCCGACTCAATGGTGACGATGGGGCCATTCACGATATGGAAAAACAATTTCGAGCCGATGAACTTCAATCAGATTGGGAGTTCAATGGACGCCGCGATGTCAGTGTCCAGGGCAATGGACAACGAGCTTCAGGCGAACCTGGCACAATTCAAACCACAGACTGCTCAACCGCAGGGGAACCCCAGGACCGCATTCGAAGTAGCCTCGACGGTAAACCAGCAGTCGGTCCTTACCAAGACTGGGATCCAGCGATTCTACGAGCAGTTAGATGACTGGTATGCGGAACGGTTCCGCAGAGCGACCCGAGGCAAGCTGAATACGTTCAGTTCAACCGCTTTGGCCGCTAAGGAATTCAGGAAACGCCTCGTGGAGCTTGGGGTTCCAGTCGAGGCTACATCCAAGTGTAAAGTCACCGCTACACGGACCATCGGTCAAGGGAGCCATTTTCTGCGGACGAACACATTGCAGCAGCTCCTCGGCACAATCGGTGCCACTCTCCCAGAGGGTGGCAAGGTCAACCTGTTGGATGACTACATCGCCGCTTCTGCGGGTTATGCGGTTGTCGATCGATACAATCCTAAGAATCGAAAGGCGACGACCTTACAAGATCACGAATGGGATGCGATGCAGGAGAACAGCACGATGCGGGTTGGTGGCGAGGTGATCGTGACCGATACTCAGAACGATGTGGTCCACATTAGCGTCCACCTTACATCAGTAGCCGAGGGCATGGCAGCGGGGCAGAACATGCAGGAAGTCGTTGCCTACGCAATGTCGGTCATGCCCCATACCATGGAGCATTTACAGCGGTTGGCGGCAGACCCTCTAAGACAAGCCGAGTTCGCCGCGCTAAACGAACGTTTTTCTGCGACCCAAGATCAGCTCGACGAGCTGGTGCCTTCGCTCGAACAGCAGCAACAGGCCGAAGCGATTCAACAAGGAACGGATCCAGCAACCCAGCTTGAGACGGCTAAGGCGGAGCATCAGATGCGGCTAAATGAAGCCAAGACAGCGGCTGATATTGAGATGAATCGGCGCAGAACCGACAGCCAGATCGAGGCGATGCAGCGGCAGTCCACCGCTAAATAAATAGGTTTGACATAGCGGCAATGTTGGGGCGAGGGTCTGTCAGACGATGGATCCTTTATACTCGATCATATACCCTACCAGTCGAAAGATTCCACATCTCGACTGGTTCCTCGATTCTCTCCAGAAACAAGCTTCCGATGAGGAACTGAGAAGAGTTCAGTTGATCGTAGTCGACCGCTTTTCGCAGGAGAACGGGCGATACAATTGGTTCGTTCAACACAAGGGACTCGATAAGTTCCACTCGGTTGTCCGCACACCTGTGAAGCCTTGCACGATCAGCGGCAAGTATCGTCTGACCAGCAAAGATTGGTTCGCGGCCTCCGCCTTTCGAAACACTGGAATCCTTCTGGCCGATGCCGACCATCTTGTTTTCGTGGACGACTTGTCGATAGTAACACCGGGATGGTGGGATTCGGTTAAAAAATCACGCGAGCAGCAGAAGGTTTACTTCGGCACATACGCCAAACATCGCAAGATGATCGTCAAGGACGGCGAGATCGTGTCGTCGGACCCGTGGCCCGGAGGTGCTGACACGCGGCTGCAGATTAGCGCCGAGACTCGTGTCTGCACGGGTAGCTGGATGTTCGGCTGCAGCGTGGCGGTGCCGACTGAAGCGATGCTTCAGATAAACGGCTTCGATGAAGATGCCGACACCATGGGCGGGGAGGATTATGCTGCAGGCATGATGCTGGAGCGGCGCGGTTGGGAATGCGTTTTTTGCGTCGAGATGAAGACCATCGAGAGTGATGAAGACCACGAGGTCGGAGAAGTTCTTCCTCGACTCATCAAAGAGCACCCAGACCCGAATCAGAAAGATTTCAGTCACATCTATCTAGAATGGATCAAGTCCGGTCAGCGAGACACCGCGGCTTTCTATAACAACCGTGGTCTATCTCTTCGAGATGCGCGTAAGCAAGTTAGGAAAACCAGAACTCTGCCAGAATGTTCGATCCCGGAGCATGACTGGCGCGACGGGCAACCCTTCTCGGAAATGTGATTTATGGACTATAAAGCAAAACTGTTACAAACCCTACCGACCATGGACGGTTGGTGTGATCCGGCAAAAGCGAATCATGCCTTCGATATGGTGGTGGCGAAAGACCCGTCGTTAATAGTCGAGATAGGTGTGTTTGCTGGACGCAGCTTGATTGCTTTTGCGCTGGGGCTAGAGCAAGTCGGACGAGAGGGGACGGTTGTCTACGGGGTCGATCCCTGGGCGGCTTCGGATGCCATCTGTAACAACGAGGGTGAAGCTGTCACGACAGAGTGGTGGAATAACGTGGACTACAACCGCATGAAGCTGCAGTGTCAGAGCGTCGTCAACCAGCTTGGTGTCACCGATCGAGTTCGCCTAGTTCAAAAGTCGTCTGTCGAAGCTTACGCCGACATACCGGGGGAGATCAACATGCTCCATATCGATGGTAACCACTCCCAGTGGGATAGTTGCCGCGACGTCACCGTCTGGGTAGACCGCGTGAAGACGGGCGGGATTATCTATCTCGATGACGAGGACTGGGCTTCGACGAAAAACGCTCAGGAATTGTTAGAGCTAAAGTGTAAAAAACTTGGCGTCATTAAATCGACAAACGAATGCGGGTTCTACGAAAAGCTTGGTCCACTCTAAGGAAGTTCTTTATGGCATCTCCTTCTAAACAGCTATACCTCGACATGGACAGTAAGTTGAAGTCGTTTCAAGACGACCTCGGTAGTCGGGCTACTTCCATCAACGAGGCGATCGAGGAGATCAACGTGCACTTGGAAGAGTTCCGAAGGATCCAGGACAAAAATAACCTGTCGGTTGATAAGATCATGCGTCAATTCGAGCAGGATATTCCCCGGTTCGAAGACCAAACCAATTTCGAATGCGGCATCTTTCCTTTGCCCTACGGCGAAGACAACCGGCTCTACTTCAATCCGACTGTTGTGGAGGTGAAAGGTGAGCGGTGGTTGATTACGCGAAACTGCCAGATCGATCCACACAAGCCGCCGCCATACAACAGCTTTTCCAAGCTGACGCGATACAAGATCATAAGCGACAACGAGCTCGGTCCAGGGATCGACATCAAGTTGCCACTTGGCAATTCGAAATTGGAACAGTGGGAAGACCCCCGTATCTTCAATTCCGGAAACAAATTGTGGCTCACCTGCACGAACTTCATCCAGCGCAAGACCTACGCGCATCAAACGATGGCGGTGCTCGATTTGGATTGGAATATCCTGGGCATCAATCATCCGGTCTACGGAAATAACGGGCACGATCTGTGGGCGAATAAAGGCCACGAGAAGAACTGGACTTGGTTCCTTCACGAGAACGAGGTCTACATGATCTACAACATCGAACCGCATACCGTTGTCAGATGCGACTCCGCCGCGAGTCCTGTAGAGACTTTAGAAACGCAGCTTGAAAAGGACATCTGGTTCTACGGACAGCGTAGGGGCGGCTCAAACCCGATTCGAATCGGAGACGAATACTTTGCGTTCTTCCATAGCTCAACGCCATGGTGGAATGGTAGGCGACGGTATTACATGGGGGCTTACGCCTTCGAGGCGAAGCCACCGTTTCGAATCACCAGATCTTCCACGATCCCGATGCTGTATGGCAGTGCTCACAACCGGCGAGTTCTAGAGTTCCCGTTGGTTATTTTTCCTGGTGGGAGTCTTTACGACGCAGAAAAACAAGAGCACTTCGCGGTCTTCGGGGTGAACGATTTTGAATCCGGATGGATTCGAATCCCGCACAAAGACCTGCTCTCAACGATGAGAATTTATTATGATGTTGAAAAAGAAAAAGAACGTGACGTTCCAGCTTCCGCCAGCAGAATTGCCTCAATCAAACGAGTGGCGAAGGTCACCGGAACTGACTTCGGCGATAAAGAAATACCTGAGTCTACCGGAGATGCTGGGTGCGATTTATTTGCTGCGGCGGGAGAGTCCAAAGCAGTTGATCCACCTCCCGCTAAACGCTCCAGAAAACGAGCAGCTAAGGCTAGCTAGCATGGAGGATGGCTATTATCTGTGCCTTAACAAGCTCTTGTCGTTAGCAGAAATTGACGAGAGCCAACCCGAAATTGAAGCGACCTTTGAATGATTATGAGTGAACAAGAAAACCAAGAACCACAAGCACCAACGAGTTTTGTCGACTCGGTCATGGCCGCGACCAGCAATGAAGCCCCCGCGCCAGAACCTCCTAAAGAGGCTCCCGCTAAAGTTGATGAGCCTGCTGCAGGCACGGTCGATCAGGAAACTGAGGCTCCTTCGACAGAAACTGAAGTAACGCAAGACAAGTCCAGCGATCAAAATTGGAAAGCTTTGCGTGACGCCAAGAAAGCCCTAGAGGCTGACAAGCTCTCCGCGCTCGCTGAGATCGATCGATTGAAAGGCAACTTGTCGAAGTTCGATCAGGCCGAGATCGACAAGCTTCGGAGCGATTACGACTCCTTGTCTGCGGAACTCGCGACGGTCGATGCCTACCGATCGCCGGAGGTCAAGGCGGCGAAAGAGCGAGCCGAGGCCACGGCATCTGATACGGTGAAGGCGATCCGGCGACTCATACCGGAAGCGGAAGGTCTCGAAAAAGCCTTGGCGCTTCCTGCTGATCAACGAGACGCCAAGCTCGCTTCGCTGCTTGAGGAAGCGTCGCCTGCTGCCGCTGCTCGTGTCTGGACTCAAGTCGATCGGCTCGATGAAGCTCATGCCAGTGTGGACGCTCTTGCTGAATCGGCTCGCGCCAAGGGTGCTGACTGGAAAGCGGAACAGACTCAACGTCAGGAAGCCGAGCGAGCTCAACTAGCTGAGCAGACAGATCAGTTGTTCCAAGCAGGTCTCCAAGCTGCGGTGGAGGAGATGCCCGAACTCTTCAGTCTCGACGGCACCGACGAACAAAAGCAGCAGACTTCCGACCGGATCAACTACGCGAAGCAGGTGCTAACCGCTCAGATGAGCCCAGAGGAGACGGTCCAGACGGCGTTTCTCGCAGGCATCGGTAAGACTGCCCTGGTCCGAGAAAAAGCCTTCACCGCGGCTGTGGTGGAGCTTAAGAGCGCGAACGAGGAACTCCAGGCTCGAATCAGTGAACTCGAAGCCGCTGAACCCGGAGGCGGATCCTCTCCAGCAGATGGTGGTGCTCCTGAGATCAAAGCCGGGACATTCGCCGATACGATCATGTCGATGACTAGCGGATAATCGGTATTGCAAAGCGTTCGCAAAATGGTTTAGTATCGCGGCTGGACGTATTGAGAAGTCGTTCATCTCGATAGGCGATCTTAGCCCTGGGTTCGCCGCCAGTGCGCGATACTAAATCTTTAATTTGCTAGAGAACGCTTATGGCTTGCGAGAATGTCTATGACGCCTTCAAAGTGGCGTCCGAACACCTTGGCCCGGAACTATACCGAAGGGCCACATTTGACTCCATCTGGAGTAACCTCATCCCGCGTGGAGAGTTTCCCAAACATGTCGGACTGACAAAGTCTGTCTTTGAACTGGGGAATGCCTATCCGACGACGGACGAACGGTCATGGGACGCCTACACTAATGCGACCGGATCGAATGCCGGGGCTTGTGCCTACAACTTTACAGACTATACCGTTGGATTTGACGAGCTGACCTACAGCCCGACGCACTTCCAACTACGTGGGCCTGTTCTGTGTAAGGACGAGCTCAACTTCTCTCACCTGGCTCCTGAGTTCTTGAACGGTTATGTTGAAGAGCTCACCAAGCTCACGAAAGCTGAGTTGGACAACAAGCTGTGCAAGGAATACTACGATCTCACGCCGAAGGCAGTGATGACCGCGTCGTTCCCAATCACTGCAGCCGGTGCTCCATTGACGGCTCTTCCGGAAGCAACGAGTGATCTGACCCAGGAAGCCCTCGACAAAACCTACGTCCACCTTATCCACAAGCGTGCATCGAACCCAGATTCGTCTGGATTTGTCAGCTTGGACAACGGTGGTCCGCTGTTTTCCCTATATCTCGGCATGGAGGCATCTCAATCAATCATCCTGAACAACTCTGAGTTCCGAAAGGATCTCCGAGAAGGCCAGATGAACGATGAGTTGTTCCGCAGATTGGGTGCGAACACCGCGATCAAGGGATTCCGGCACCTCATCAACCCGCTCCCTCCTCGGTTCACCTTCTCCGGTGGAACCTACACGCGCGTCAACACCTTCGCTGACGTGAGTGGAACGAAGGGAACTTACCAGGACATCAACCCTGCGTATCTCGACGAATCTAGCGCCCCTTACGAGGCAGCATTCATCTTGAGTCCGCACGTCATGAACTGGGATTGGGTTCGCCCCGATAACCAGGTCGGAAACACTCGTTGGGAACCCATGAGTTACATGGGTGACTGGAAGTTTGTCACGGGCGACGAAGCCTGCGCGAACGACGGCACTGGTTACGATCCATTCCACAAGTATGGACGTCACATCGCGGAGCTCTCCGGAGCCGCGAAACCCGCAGCAAACCGCGAAGCCGGTTTGATGATCCTCTTCAAGCGTTGCCACTTGAGCAGCTTGACGACTGTCACCTGCACATAATCCTTAACATGAGAGGGGCCTTCCTCGGAGGGCCTCTCTCCCTTTACTTCTTATGGACATCAACTCTAGACTTTACCGAGACAATCGAGTCACCCTCAATGATCCAGATTCTGTCGTAGCCAAGAAGATGGCTATGGAGCGTGAACAGTCCATGGGGAAACATGGATTCGATTGGATCAACGACACTGACCCTCACAGTGGTCCATACTGTGCGCTTCAGACTACCGAGGCTACAATCATTTCAACAATCACTGGTGAGCAGATCAGTGGTTCGACTGTCACTTTACCCGCAGGATTTCTGCTGATGGGCCATATCACTTCTTTCACTCTGTCTAGTGGAGCTGTGGTCGCATACAAGTCATTGAGCTTATAGACTCATGCAACTTGCATTTGAAATCAGCCTAGTTGGAAACGCCGCACACGGCAAAGGGTCGATCTATCCGTTCGATCCTTATGACTGGGTTGATGATGCAGCCGATCAAATCATCGACGATTTAGGGAACCAACTTTGTTTCTATGATACCGAGGTTTTCGATATTGTTGATGATGCAGGAGACACAATAATCGACGACACGTCCGATACACTAGTAATAGCTAAGGCTTACTGACATGGCTACTAAACGAATCAAAGATATCACGGGGTCGACTACGACTCCTGCATCCGACGACTATGTGGCGTTGGATGGCGTAACAAACGGAACCCGAAAGATCACCGCAGACAATTTGCTGATAGCGGCAGGCGACACGTATCTTGAAGAGGCGAACAACTTGTCCGATGTGGCGAGTGCCGCTACTTCCAGGACCAACCTCGATGTCTACTCTACAACTGAGGTGGACGATCAGACTTACACTCCAGCCGCCGTCAACGACCGCACCAACTCGCGACAGCCGAGCAATGGGGTGTATTTTGACGGAACAGCAAAGCTGGATTGCGCTAAGGCTGGCGCTACTGACCTAACGACCGAGAGCTTCACAATCTCCACGTTGGTGAGGGTTCCTGATACAGTCTCGACAACTAACACGCTAGCAGCTACCCGCACTCTCGCAGAGGGTTTCCAGCAATTTCTACGGGCTTCTGGAGCATACGGCACGCAGATCACTGATGTCAGTGCTAATGCCGCGTCAACTGCCGATGACGGAGAGGACGTCAGGGGTCGAACTGTTTTGCTTACATCGGTGATTGACCGAGCTGCCGACACGTTGACCCGCTACATTGACGGCGCAGTATCCACTGGCGCGGTTCTTGATACTAGTGCCGTGACGGGGGATCTTTCTGACATTGGCACGGGAGGCTTTCACGTTGGCCACCGAAACAGTGACTTCTACCTAGACGGTGGGGAGATCTTTTCGAGCGTTCTTATTACTCGTGCGTTGAGTGCGGCAGAAGTCCTTACATTGTACAAGCGGGGCAATATCCCAGAAATTGCAGACCAATGGGGCGGAGTTGAAATCACAAGCGGCTCCCTTGAAGTCGGCCAACGCTACCGAATCACAAACTTTCAGGCAGGGGATGATTTCACAAACGTCGGCGCGGGCTCTAACGCTAACGACGTTGAATTCGTCGCCACCGGCACAACGCCGACAACATGGACTAACTCAAGCGGTATTACCCCTATCGGTGCAGTAGTAGCCCTACTTCCTGAAAACATTGAGAGCGATGGCTCAATCGTCGACGCCAGCAGCAACGAGTTGAATGCCGTAGGCACTAATACTTCTGCGTTGCTGGTGAAGGTCACAGAAAGCGGGACTTTCACGCCTAGTCTCCTGTTGGGGGGCAGTTCTGCCGGTCAGGTCTATAACACCACGAACACGTTCGGAAACTTCAAGGTTGTCAATGACGGGGCGCACTGCCATGTGTGGGGACGGATCCAGTTCAATGGCGGGGCAGGAGATAAGGGCTCTGGAATTGGTGCCGCTGTGATGGCTGGTTTACCGAAAAACGCTGCTGCATCTGCTGCGGACGCGATTCCAGTTTTGTTGACGATCAACAATGCCAGCGGTCTGACATCGTTGACTTGCGGCATCATCGCCCAAGGGTCAACGCAGATCACCCTGCACGACAACGGAGCTGCCGGTTTGGTCGCTCTCCAAGAGACAAACCTTTTAGACACATCGATTGTCCGTTTCAATTTCGTTTACCCGATCTAAGCATTATGGCTAATAAAACAGAATACGTATTAGGACTTCTCAACTCGGTTGAGTCTCAAGCTGCAAACCGGGCAGCAGGCAATGCCCTTCAGGCCGCACTCGCTCCGATCAAGGAGCGGATGCAGAACAAGAAAGCTCTCGGACTCAATCCGACTGCGGATAAAGCACCAGCAGTGATCGCAACCGTGAGAGCGGCCATCTCGGCTTTTGAGGCCAAACAGGTCATCTTAACGCCAACCGATGAGGAAATCCTGGCGGGGCTCGCTGCTGCGGAGGATGCTACGCCTACGGAGCTTGGCGATTAGTGTCAATGCGCCTGCCCCATAAAGAAGTTATCGAGCCCGATAGGGATCTCGTCCTTATTTATGGGGCAGATGCGCGTGGTGGCATCTCGGATCGAGCCTACTCGACGGTCACTGAGCTGACATCGCCGCAGTCATCTGTTGTTTCCGGAGATGCCGAGTCCGTTGACGGTGGCATCATGTTGGTCGATGCCTCAAATGCTCCAGTAACGATCACGCTGGTGGGCTCGAGCGTGACTGTCAAAAAAATCGATTCGACTTCGAACCCGGTGCATTTCAGTGAGCCGCTGGACGGCATCGTTCAAAGTATCAACTACCAAAATACTTCGCTCGATTTGGCAAAGTCAGATTCGGACGATTGGTTCATCGTATGAGTTACGTCGAAAAGTTTGATGTCGGATTTGCTGATTCTCCCTCGACTGATGCGTTCGGGCGAGCCCGTGTTTCGAATACGGGGCAGCGGCTCGATGTTGAATTTCTTTACGGGAAGCAACCCGAGTACTTCGACGAGATTACGACCAACGGAACGGTCACCTGGAACTCATCCAGCCGAGACCTGACTCTGGCACTGTCTGCTGCGGCAGATGGGAACGAGGCGCAAATGGCGAGCTATCCGATTCCATGCACGCCGGGCAACAGTCAGTTGATCGAGATGACCGGTGTCTTGGATCTAGCTAACCTTGGGACGGGGACGACTTCAGTGTTTGTGCGGTCAAGCGCCACTGGCTCAGTGGTCGAGGAGGTGATCACACAGGACTCGTGGGTCGAGGCTTCGAGTGGGGTCAATTGGGATACGTCGCACATTTTCGGAATAGATTTTCAGTCTCTGAAGGTTGGGAGGCTCAGATTTTACCTGAACCAATCGGGACAGCAAATAAAGATCGCTGAGGTCAATAATGACAACAAGGTAGCGACGGGCTACTGGCAGCTTCCGAACCAGCCGTGCTACTACCGGGTCTACAATACAGCCACGGCGACCCGTTGTGAGATTGGTTACGGGGACTCAGACAATGCGGTGGGCTTTCGGTATGAGATCGACTCGGTAGTGGCGACAGCCACGATGAAGGCTATCTGTTGCACGGCAAAGAGCGAGGGTGGTCCTGGGCTTCTTGATCTTCCTGGGCTTAGCAGATCGGCTGATATGGCGCAGACGCAGGCGACCGTTTCGACCACGTTGATTCCGCTCATTTCGATCCGTGCTAAATCGACTTTCGGCGGGGTCGACAATCACATGCTTATACGGCCCAAGAATCTCTCGCTCGAAGCCGAAGAAGCCATAAGATTTGTGGTGATCGTTGGCGGCACCTTGACTGGTGCTAGTTGGAGTGACGTCGACACGACTTACTCTTGTGTCGAATACGACACTGCGGCAAGCGCGGTTTCTGGTGGACGAACGATTGTGTCTGAATACCTTTACGCTGACGTTGGAGGGGGTTCCAGACCTGGTGCCAAGACCATTGCTGTTGATCTTGGGAAGACCGTTCTATGGGACCGCCAGGGTTCCGAAACTGGAATTCTAACTGTCGCCGCCGTAAGAACCCGTTCCTCCAATTCGGCGTGTCTTTGTTCGGTAAACTTTGAGGAGATTAGATGATGAAAGCAGCAGTCGAAATACTTCAGATTCATGCAGCCACACTACTCGGATTGGTCGCAGTTGTATTACTGTTTGGATGCGCCAGGAGAGAGCGCCCCTACACCTGGGAGTCGACCACCATCATCCATCCCGATGGAACCCGCGAAGAGACCCGCACCATCAACCGGAATGCGATCATCTCCGCAAGCGGCTACAAGCTCGAACTCGACAAGTTCCACGTTGACGAGCGATTCGAGGAAGGTGACTCAAACGGTCCTGGAGACGCTCACTATGCGGTGAACTCGGAAGGAGCGAAAGCATCGCCAGAATCTCAAGCTCTGAAAGCTTTTCAGGAAGGGCTGGGGTTCGCCTCAGCATACGCTAGAATTCAAGCTCCCCAGCAGGTTGAGCCTGAGCCCGACAATCAGTTGAGCCCGGATGATCTTGAAGACATCCGGGCTTTGCTGGACGAACTTGGAAGACAGACCGAACGATTGGAAGAATAATGCCTGAACCCGTCAAATCCGTCTTAGAATCGCTAGCCAAGTCAGCGCCATCGCTGACTGGGTATGTGTTGCTAACCAGCATGTTTTTATGGCACATCAACAGTATGGCGGCTCTAGACAACCTAGTTGCAAAGCAGCGCATCGCCGCGTGTCACGATATTAAGGAGCAATCGAACAAGGTCATGGACAACCTGGCCGAGGCGATGCAGCTCCAGGCACTCGCGTTCAAGGAGTTGAGCGTTCGGCTCGAAAGAATCACCGATTAACCGACTCGCTCGACCGTCCAGGTTTTCTGGTTTGAACGACCGATCTTGTGGCTGACCTTGAACGCAGGTGATCCGACATCCTGCAGCACTCTGAGCCTTCGTCCGAGGACTTGCGGCCCACTGAGCCAGTTGCAGTCAAAACCTTGCAGGTGGCTGAAGATCTCTACGCTCGAGCCGTGAAGTTTCTCGCCTGGATTTTCTGTGAACCAACACAACAAGAGCTCATCCAGGCTCGAATCGTTCGAATCGTGATAGACGAGTTTATCGATATCAGGATGGCTTCGCCTCACGACGCCATACCGCTTGTCGCGTAGCTCCTCCGGGATCACCCAGGTGTTGTCGACGTGGTAAAGGAAGTCGGATAAATCCTCTTCGATCGGGATCAGAGAGTCGAGCTTGTCCTCGAAGTGCCATCCGTCGTAGCATTTCAAAAGCGTGATCTTGTCGACATTGTCAGCATCGATGCTGGGCACTGCCCTGATTGATTCGGGGCTGAGGTTGCAAGAGATTGTGAGTCGCCAAGATAATGGCAACGTCACGGTGTTCCCGAATTTTGCTTCGACGCCGATTTCAGTATTGGCGACGATCTTTTTGACCTTCGACGAGAGCGCCGATCGCGACTTCTCAAATCGATCAATCCCGTCGTCGCTCATCATGAGGTGCTCACAGCCTGCGAGATCCGAGTTAAATCTGGTTCGGCCCAAGATCCACTCTGTCGGATTAGCTACGCGGCCCCCAAGACACTTGGTTATGACGCGCTGCGCCAGGGTTTTACCGACGCCAGCGTCACCTGCCAAGACCAGCGCCTGCCCTACCTGGTAAGTGGAGTCGCTCACAAGCGAGCGCCTTGCTACCTGAAGCCAAGAGACGAAGGTTGGAAGCTGCTCTTCACCTAGAAGGGTTTTGAAGAATGCGCCTGCCGTTGTGTCGAAAATGTCTTTGTCGTTCTCAGTTCCGAAAACTACCTCCGGAGAGTTTGTGACCAAAATTCTTTTGCCAGCTATCTCATGGAGCCCTTTCGGCCATCCTGCCAGATCGCCTGCCCAAGCCACCAACCGGTCTCTGACCACCTGCGATACGGCTGTCTTGATCTGATCCCTACCGGCACCCAGACACTCAACTTCATTCGTCCAGAGATCTTTGGCGAGGGTCTCAAACTTCCCTTGCTTGGTTACATCGGCAAGAAAGGTATGCCCACCACCCACGCAGTAGCTCCGTCCCACGAAAAGTGCTGCGTCTGTAGGTAGATCAGCTCCTTCGCCCTGCATTCCTTCGCGAACTGCCCGTCTGGCATCCGCGATCGCATCCTTAAACAGCGTCTTTTTGAGTCCCAAAGTCGTGATGGCAGCGTCGATCAGGAGCGAGCCACCTTCCCGGCCTGCCATTCGAGACACCGTCTTCACGAGTCTTCGCATGGTATCGAGATCATCAGTGTCGATCTCGTCCTTGTGGAGTTCGAGCAGCGCCTGGACCTGCGCGAGACCATCCGTTTTCGCAGGTATGACAGGAAAGCTTTCCCAGGTGTATTTGAAATCCTCAAAACTGAGAGCTCTAATGTCGTCACATGCTTTTTGCGGATTCCCGTAGGGGATTCGGAGCAGTTGAAGGTTGGGAATTCTCTGGGCATACCTCTCGGTGGCCAGGTAGAAGTCGCCGTTGAGGGCAGTGTCCGCGTCGCCGCACCAGATGACTCGATCCGGATTCGTGAAATCTAAAATCTCTTTGAACCCTGGTGACAGGGCGTCTTTATCGAGCAGGCCCCCGAAGAAACCTGATATCGCGACCGCGTTGTATCCTGCCTCCGCTAGGCACATCGCCTTGAACTCTCCCTCGGTGAGATACAGATCCTTTTTTTCCAAGTCGAAACCGGTTGGAGGGATATACATCGCGACTCCAGTTGCCGGAGGCTGCGTATACTTCATCTGGCCTCGTGGGGAGTCCAGTCGCATCCGACAGAAGCCGGTTTCCTCTTTCGATAGATCGAAGTAAGGGATCAAAAGTCCAGAGCCCAGTCCCGGTTGAGACATTAGGGATTCCGACTCTTCCCGGTCGATGTGTCTGACGCCGCAGGATTCAAGCATGGCGGCAGAGACGCCTGGTCGTTGTGGGTTCATAGTTTTTAGGGTGCCCAGTTTATATCCAGGCTGTCAAGATACCAACGCATCAAAAGCGCGGCATCGCTTATCTTGTGGGTCATCCGCATGTTCCACGCAGGTTGTAATTCATCTTGGGCAAGGGCGTGTAGCTTTTTCTTACGCTCACCATAGCTATCGGCTTTGATGTGAAGATCCTTTTGCCATTCTTGAGGAGTCACATAGATCCACTCTTGCTCCGGGAATGCTCCTTCCCAGTGCCCCATCGACCTGAAAAGATTTGCCTGAACCTTTGGCAACCGGCTCGCCGTGCCCCACAGCTTTTCCATGACGCAGACGTCGATGTCTAAAAATCGAGGGATCTTTTGAAACCCTTGATAAGAGAAGCTCTCAAAGCCCCCGCAGTCATCGTAATAAATAGCCCCGCCACGTGTTCCTGGATCAATCGTCAATACTTTCGGCATTGCAAATCGTTTGCAAATACCTGCCCATTTTGCAAGCCTACTTGTCATACATTGAACTGACCGACGATTCGCAGCTAAGAGGGAGCCCTTCAACTACTTCGCGAGAGAGCTCTTCCTCCACGATCGCCGTGCAGACCCCGACTTCATCATCTGGAACTTCACATATGACTTCGTCATGGACCGTCCAGAGAACCTGGATGCCTCGCTTGTCGATCCGGCGGACGGCATCAGCGAACACGTCCCGTGCCAACGACTGGACCACGTTCTCGACCAGTAGCGAGCCCCAAACTCGTTCGCGTTTACAGTAAAGGCCGCGTTCGATCGTCGTGCTTACGGATTTGCCTTTGCTCCCTATGTGATTCCTGATGTCGAAGTATCGAAGGATTCGTCCGGTGGGCAGCTCGACGTTCCACGTGGCTCCTCGATGCTCGTTGATCGCTTGGTGAAGTCGGACCCAGTAATTGACGATCTTCCAATTCGCCGCTCTCCAGCTAGCGACCTCCGCCTCCGCTTCCTCCTCAGAGAGGTGAATTCCGAAGGTGCTGGCGAACTGTCGAAACCGTGCGGCTCCAGCTCCGTATCCCAAGCCAAGGGTCTTTACCTTGGACATCTGCCGGAGCTCCGGGTTGACCTTTTTCAGTGGCCGTGGGTCATCGTAACGGCCAGTCGCTCTAAGCGCCGCCTCATAGATATCGGTGCCTTTTCGGACCTCGTCCAAAAACTCAGTATCTTCCGTCAAAAAGGCCAACACCTTTGGTTCGATGGACGATAGGTCGCTGACGAGCAGCTTGTGGCCGGGACGGGCTATGAATAAATTCCGGATGTTGACTCCGAACACCTTCCCCTTCGGGAGGTTTTGGAGATTGATCCCCGCGTCACCCGCCCACCTGCCCGTGAGCCGCGATCCGCAATACTTTAGACTGAAGTGAAGGATGTCCTCCGGGGTGAGGCGAAGCTTGATCTTGTGTAGGGTGGCGTAAAATTTCTTGAGCGACCGTAATTCGGTGAATGCCTGCACGAAGGGGAGATCCACGCTCGTCGACCATTTGATCCATTCCGGGTCGTCCTTCGCGGTCTTTCCCGGCATCCCTGTCTCGCCTGCTTCAACGCAGGCCGCTCTCAATGCGCCGGGAGATAAGATGGCTCTGCCAGAGTCTCTCCAGGGTATCTGCGCAATCAACTCTGACTGCTTTTCGGTTACTGTTTTGATCGCAGCGTCAAGCGCCTCGCGATCAATTTTGACGCCGCGGATCCCTTGGAACATCGTGAGCTCACTGAGCTTCCACTCGTTTTCTGGAAGTTCCTTATGAAATTTCTCGAACAGCTCGTAGCACAGAGCAGCATCGTGCGCCGCGTAATCCTCCATCAAGAGTCTGGAAGATGGGTCGAAGTCTTTCCAGTGTTTCCCTTGGGCCTTGTTACGGACCTCTTTCGAGACGTCTTTGTTCAAGAGCACTCTCGAGGCGGATGCGAGATCCCTTTTGATTTGAAGGTAAGCGGGAATGGCGGTGGTGTCATACCACCGAGATGGTCGTGCCTTGACTTTGCCACTGTCGTAAAGTCGTTTCCACACCCAGTAATCGAACTGGGCGTTATGGGCAACCCAAGGGATGCCGTCGATCCGGTGCCACGGGCACGCGGGGTCTAAGGGGTCACCCGTCCATGAAAAGCGACCGACTTTGATCGCCACCAGATAAGGGTAGTAATCCGGATGCCGAGTGTATGCTTCAGCACCCAGCTCCTTAACGCTACAAACCTTGTCATAGAAGGTCTCAAAGTCGATCGCTGAGAATTTCATTTCCTATCTTTGGATGGGTTCGAAGGAACTAAGTCCCGGAGTCTCATTCATCCATGCCAACATCTCCTCACTGGTCAGACCCTTGTTTTTTGGCTCAACAACTAGCCAAGTGTTTGGCCCGAACTTGCGAGGCGACACCGCTAGCTCCCACTGGGTCGTCCGTGGGTCGCCTTCGGGTGACGTGATCAAGGTCGCGTTAACGATCGGCTGGACCGCTTGAAAGCTCGTTTTGGTAAACGAATACTTTGCGCGGCACCATCCGGTTTCGCCGAACACGTAGTCTGGATTGTCGTAGTCGCCGACGTCCACTAGGAACGTGACGTCTGCGGCGAGCTTCACTTGTTTCGCGTCGTCGATGGTGAATCCGAACCCCTCAGCTTCGGCGTCTGCGGCAGACGCGAATTTGAGCGGGAGAACTCCGGGTGTGTATTTTTTCGTCACCTCCAGATAATACGGTCGAGAGACTTCCAAAACGACTGCCTTTACCGGCGTGTCCAATTTCCATTCTTTGCCGAGGAGTAGATTGCCATTTTGAAGGAGCGGATCGTCGCTGGTTGAGTTTTGAACTAGTTTGAGGTATCGGGCTTTGATTGGGACATCGCCCCAGCCCATGGATTCTCCAGATGCGCTTTCAATATCAATAGTCATATTACTTATTTCTTTATTTTTGCTTGTAAACCGCTGCTTTCGATTCGCCAGGTTCGATGCCAGCGGCAGCATCGGCCCGGAATTGTGTTTCCCAGACTTTTTTCTTTCGGTCGGGAGCGACATCTCTAGCGAGCTTCACACAGTCGTTCACTGACACCGTCAGTGCCGCGGCGAAGTCCTCCTCTGAGACGCCAAGATCTTTCAAAGTATCCCTGACCACGTCGATGTCGATCACCTTAGAGGCTCCCTTGCGAGTCCCCAGCCGGAAGCCCTCGACTTCGACCCCAATCTCCATGAGCTTAATCGCTTTGCAATTTACGGACTTTTTGAAGCTGTCGAACCAGGCAGTCGCCACTGGCAACACCTTGAGCGCCGCAGAGACCTCTTCGGCAGTGTCGATGCTCCAATCGTGATTAAGCACAGGGAGCTCGTTCGTCGGATTCGAGAATGTGTTGTAAGCTTCATGGCAAGTTCCGACGTGCTTGCAGAACCGGCAATTGTCAGTCGCTTGTCGGAGGCCACCCGTCCGTTGGCGCTCGTGAATCATATCGATCCGGGCTTTGAGTCGAGGGACGTCCGAGCGTTTGTAGGTATGCATCTGGATCACCTTCAGTCGTGGCGCGAGCATGTAGACATCGATCTCGTCGATGTGGAGCCACTCGTCAAATGCCTTCACGGTATAATCCTGAAACTGCGCGTTGCCACTTGGGTGATCGACTGGGTTCCATCCGAATTTGTAATCGATCATGATCGCTCGATCGCCGTGAAACTGAATTCGGTCGACGGTCCCGGCGTAAGCGCCATCCGGATACCGAAATCCGTATTCCAACAATAGCGTGTCCGGCTCTTCTTTCGGAAGGATCTCCGCCAACATCTGCTTGCCAGATTCGAAAGCAGGCAGATCCTCTTCGAGGAGCTTTTCGTCGTTCATCGTTTCCATCGCGTAGTGGAGACGTGAACCTGCTTCAGTCAAAGGATGCACCTCGGCATCTTCAGGTTGTTCGAAATCAGAACAGATTTCGATGTTCTTAAGTGAGCTTGGTCTTATTCTTTTCATGATATTTAGTTTGCTAATGATCTTTTCAGTCCTTCGAGCTCGTCGTCGAATGAGATTCGGTCGCGTTCATCTGCGCGGAAAGCGTCGACAAAGTCGATCGGGTATCTAAAAACCTCGCCCTCGCTATCAATCAACCAGCTATACGCCAGCATGGAATGCCAAAGGATCTTGGGGACGACCGCTTGAACCTCGTCCCGCTCAAGAAATTGCGGTTCTTCGTCAAAGTTTTGCTTCATAGGAGAACCTCCCCGCCCCAGGTTTCAAGTTGCCAGACTTAGAAAACGTGCCTCTCAAAATCGGGGCGAAGAGGAAGTGGCGATCTCGACTCAGGACGCTTGCCGGCGATGGCCCCAGGGAGATGTAGACCAACCCCGAGCCGAGATCAAAGTTTATGACGTTGCCGGCAAGCATTGATGAGAAGTTATTCTATGTCTGACAGATAGTCAAACTAATTTTTCACAAGCCAACCAAGCCCCGCGTAAGAGGGACACTCGAAGTATGGGAACTTCCGGTCGCGGTTAAACGCTTCGATCGCCTTCGGCACGCCTTCGCATGATCGCGTGTCGTGCAGCCAGATCACCCCGTCCCTTTTGACATAAGGCGCGAATTTGATTAACTCGCCGAGTGTCTGTTCGTAAGTATGAGAAGTATCGATTAGCAAAAAGTCGATTGACTCCTCTGGAAATTTCAAATCTTCAGCTAAGCTATCTGACGCGATCGTCCGCAAGAAATCCGGATCCCCTACTCTCTGCCGAGTAGAGTCAAGGCACTCAGCGTCGATATCGACACAGGTGACTGCTGCTGGCTCCTCCTGGATCGAGTTGACATCTGCTACAGCAGCTACGAGCGCGGTGGTGGACTCGCCCAGCCGCGTTCCGAGCTCAACCACATGGTCGATCTGTTTGTTCAGCCCTTGCATCCGTATCTCATGATACATGAGCGGGAGATACATGCTGATATCGCTGAACTTCAAAGTGGCTGCTCTTAGGGCCGCGTGGTTCTTGAAAGCTTCGTTCAGGAAGCTCATCCCGTCTTCTGGGCCAAGGGGTTTCGTCTTTGTCATGTCTATTTCAAGAAGTAAGGGTCTACCCAAGAGGCTTCGAATACCCTCAACTTGAGGTCGAGCGGCTGACCTCTCATCTCGTCCCACAACGTATTCAAATTGCGACCGGCTCCTTCGACATTTATCGGGCTCCGCTTGTAGTCGGTGCCTTCGTAAATTGCCCATCCGCGAGGATCAGTCAGCCATGGGAAGAGGAAGCCGCAGTCATTGCAAATGATGAAACTTTGGAACTCACTGTCGACGACTCTGACGTCCTTTCCTCGCAGTAGGAAGAATTCACTCCACTGGAAATAGCTTACTTCGCCGACGACTGCTCTGATGGTTGCGATGAGTTGCTCACATTTGTGGCAAGCTGCTGCGAATGGCCTCTCTGGAGGAGATTCGCAGCGACCCGGATTCGCTCCATAATCATGGGGGATGCGAAACATTTTGTTCCCGACCCGGATGCAGGGGATTTCAGAGTTAGCGAGCCTAGCGGCGAAGTCGTGATCTTCGAAATGGTAAAAGCCAAAGGCGACCTCGTTAAAGCCATTCACTTCGACCCAAGTGGTCATGTCGAGCGAGTTGTTCCCGTAGCAATTTATAGGCGTTCGCTCGTGAAACGTCTGCGGGAGGTCTTCGAATTGGACTGCGTCCCAGTTGATTATGCCCTCGTCCTCGTTCCAAGCCTCCGCGGGCGCGTGTTGGAAATGGAAATCGACTAGATGCCTGCTAGGTGCTGCTAGTAGTGTCTCTGTGAGCGTCGGATGGATTAGTCGCCATTCCGATAGCCTGACGAACCTTTCCGACTCACCAAAAAGAGGGCTCTGATTGAATACTGAGCAATCGAGATAATGCCTAGGCAGCGTCGGGTGGGGGATGACCGGTACGTGGGTCACTGGGAAGTCGGCATGTGCAGCGAGCTCTTTGACTGCATCCTGATGCCGCAAAAAATAATGATCGCTTAGAACTAGCTCGAAGTCCTTCGATGTCTGTTTTTTCAGACCCTCAAACATAAGCCGGACTAACCCCAAGTTGAAACCGCAGGTCGCGGCGTAATTTATCATAACGGTAGATCCGTATCTCGTTGAGAGGCTATTCGCGGTAACACGCAATAGGCGTTAAGGTGAGGGTAGGTATCCACAAGCATCTGTTGGTCGATGCGACCTCGCATGAGCTTGTTTGTCTCTAGGAGAATGTCGAGGGCCTGTCGTCTGATCGTGTAGAAATGGAGGCACTGGCCGAATCCACGATAGATGGACTCGCTCATCTGAGTCATCTGGGTTGTCTCTGTTGACCCAACGCAACAGGCGCCCCAATTGATAAAATTCCAATCTGGATCGATCGCGCCTATGTCTTCGACCACGTCGCCGTAGACGTCTGACCAGCCGTCATTAAGCCACACGTCGTCCTCGACAATATCCCAGCACTTTTCAGACGGATGTCGCTCGGCTGAGTTTTTGAGCGATGACCACAGATGCCAATGGGTCAGATTCTGTCCGATGTAGGCTCCTCGGATCTCGCCTGGATCCATTAAGTATTTCAGATTTGGCACCTGGCGGGTCTTCAAGCCTCTGCCAGGGTATCCGAAAAAATAACTCCAAGACGGGCAGTGGCGGTCTTTCAGGTGGGCCTCACACGCCCTGAGCTTATCATGGTGCTGATTCCAATGAGTCACTATGATCGGGATCATGCCGCCTCCTTCTTTCGATTCCTAGAGATTTGATAATTGGCGGTCTTAGCTGCTTCTAGAAGTAGACGGGCTTCTCCGCTGTCGACTATAGCTTTTCGGTATTTTAGATACCACGACTTTGCTTCGTTTTGCACGAAGGGTGAGTGTTCGCCTTGCCACTCAAGCGAGCACAGACGTGCAACCAGATTTGCGAGCCGGACGTCTTCGTAAGAACCGAAATGGCGTGTGATGCCGTTTTGGATTTTCACCTGCCATTTATTATCGCGCGTATGCCACGAGACGTTATTCACATCTCCTCGATCGCCTATTTTGAACTTTGCGTTCGCGTTGTTCGCTGCGCGTGGGACCGCCCGTATTTCTGAATCCCGGTTGTCTAACCTGTCATGATGGATATGGTCGATGAATCTCGGGTCGTCGAGAGACTCGATCTCGCCTTTCCACAGCGAGCAGAGACGTTGTAGGTGGATCTTTTTGCCATCAAAATCTACCTGCACGTAGCCATCAGCATTTAGGCTGAGGTGCTGCACCGATACGAGGGCGAGCGCCTCCTCTCGGTTCGTCATTTTGACGAGAGCGCCGCAGTTAGTGGTCACATGCAACTCGTCATCGCAACGAATTATTTTGTCCGCTGGGAACACGAGATTGGATCGTATGGAGGTCAACACGTCCCCGTTAAAATAGTGGACATTCGCTTTCGGGTGCTGCTTGTAGAAAGATTTTGCCAAGGTGGACAGATACCCGTCGCGCCCGTCGATCCAAGTCTTGAGTGCGCAGACTCTGTTGGCCTTGGATAGTTTCGCTGTAAACGTAATTCCCGGCTTTTTATTTTGCAGCCACTCGAAAAAATCGGAGTCGACCTCAATATGGGTTCGGCCAGAGAGGGCAATTGGGTGTTTGCTAGCGTTAGATATGGCTATCAGTGAGGTGGTTGTTTTCATGCGGAAAAAAGAACGCGCCCCTCTCATTTTGACGGGACAACCACCAAGCCAGACCATCAGAAGACCCGCTGGAACTATGCAACCAGCGAGATTTTGAGAAGGGCGCGAAAATTAAAAGGTTTAGCATGACTTGGTGTATTGCTGAAACTAATGTAGCCCAAAAGCCTCACGGACGCAAGTCCGCGTCGACGAGATTCGCAATTTGACCACGCTTGGCCTCCAGGTTCCGCCGAATTTTTTCCTCCACCGACCCCTTGACGATGGGCACAACAAAGCGCACATCAGATTTTGATCCATCTCGATAGGTGCGACCAGTGGCCTGTATGAAGTTGGTAGCCGAATCGGTCAGATTGAGAATCGAGGTGCGTGGACGCTCGCCCGAAAGATCCTGTAGGTTCAGCCCTGCGCCGCCCGACTGGTAATTCACCACGAGCACGTCCAGCAGCCCCCGCTGGAAGTCTTTGGGGTCACATTTCTCAACGCCATCAATGCGCCCCACCTTCCTCTTTGCTTTTCTGTGAAGCGCGGCGAGGGATTCAGACGAATCCTGGAAGCTGACGAAATGAATGACTGATTGGCCTGCCGCCAGAAACTCCTCCCCGAGCTCGAATAGGGACTGCAGCTTCTCGTGCTCAATCTTCTGTCGCAGCCGCAGTCGCTTTGTGAGCGCGGAAGGCGTCTCTTGAGCTAACTCTTCCAGTAGGTCGGCGTATGCCGCATTCAACGCTCTGAGATCTCCCACCTCAATGCTCCGCGTTTGCTCGTGCAGCTCCGGTAAATCGCCTACCTCGGCAATCCGGACGCGATCCATCTTGCCCTCCAGCATTCCGTTGATGTCGCGCATCGTGGCTTCTCCACCGACGTAGTCCAGTCCGCCGAAGCGGCCCTGCACGCAGCCGTGCCGCAAGCACCAATCCCAATGATTATTCCGGTGAAATACCCGAAGGGCGTGTCCGATGCCCTTCATTTGAAAGGGATTTTCAAAGGGTGTCGCTGAAAGCATCAGGGTGAGAAACCCTTGATCGACGCAGTCAATCAGCATCTTTGTCTGATAGGCTTTTGGATTCCGAGCATTGTGGATTTCATCAAATATCCAGAGCACTTCCTTCCGATTGAAGTCGAACCTATAGGATTTGTGGGTATTTCCTGACCGATAGAGGTTCGGGGCAGTGCCTCGAACCGCTTTTTGCCAGGATTCGCAGAAGACAACCTCGACTCCGACCGCTTTTGCGGCCTCGATCCACTGGGGTTTCGTTATCGCGGGGCACACAATCCCAGCTTTCGCGCCGATTTCTTTCGCCACAAACAGGGCTTTGATGGTCTTCCCGGTCCCCATATCGCTGCAATCGAGCGCAGATCCGGTTGTCGCGAGACTGTTTTTTAGGGTTTGGACTCCTGATTTTTGGTAATCTCGTAGCTGCATAGTGGGGTTACTATGTCAGACAAGTGGTCGATTTCAAGGAGGAAATCGGGTGGTTAAAGACAAAATCGTCTTTAACCAATGGGCAAAAACCCCAGTAAAACGATGGTTAAAGACGCGGCTGATTTTTGTCTTTAACCACTTTTGGTAGGCAAATTTTGCCTAGTGCTGAAAAAATGCGACGACGAAGGTCAGACACACTCGCTCGATCTCGTCCCGAAAATGGGAAAATGGGTGGAAAACCATGGTTTTGGTTAAGGTCGGTTAGGGTCAAAATTTGTCTTTAACCATCGACTTTGGCCTTTATTCATGCGGGTTTCGTGGACCTTGTGGTTACGGTTACGATAGTGTTGTTTTCTTATATACGAGAAACTGAAATACGAAATTTATTTCGTGTTTAATTTTCCTATATATAGAATGTTACCGTCTTTAACCGTAACCACGTAGCCGCTACGCGGCTACGTAGGACACAGTTAAAATCTGCTTTGGTAAGGATCTATTAGGTAATAGCTGACGCGAGTAACATGGCGACCTTGACCTCGTCAAGCCAATCAGGTAAATTTATCACATGGCGAATTCACCCTCTTCTGGTTCATCCTTTTCTCCCCGACCTCACATCCTCCACGAGGCGGAGGACTCGGATCTCTCGTCACCGAGTCCTTCGCCATCTCCTGGATCCGACCTATCGGCTCGAGACGCCCTCAAGGTCGAGCTCGTTCTCCTTCATAGGGCACTTAATCGCATCATAGGTCGCCTAGAGGACGTTCTTGACGAAATGAAGTGAGCTACAGGGACCAGAATGCCTTTTTTTACCATTGCGTATCGACCTAGGAGCGCGTTTCACCTTTTCCGAGGGTCATGAGACCAGGATTCTCCCAAAACGCGGTTTTACGGCCTTTTTGAAAGCCCGACCTTTTAAAATCGATTCTTTGCCCTCTCGGAACGACCTAGAATGCCTTTTGGGCAGTTGACGGCATGAATTTTCTCTGCGAGATTATCCCGCATCCTATGAAAGATCTTTTTGAACCTGGGCACGTCTACAAAGTCACGCAGGGCAAACGGCACCAAGTCCTACGCAGGGAGGGGCGGGTGGTTCTCGCTGAGTCATCACCTTGTGGTTTTGAGGTCTTCCGCCTTAAGCACAACCACGCTCGCGTGATAGCAGGCAACTCGATCGAAGAGTCTATGGGTCCGCCTTCGAATAACGAATGGGGATCGCCTCGAGGCGTGACGGTGATGGACAAGGCACGGGCAGAAGCTCGATTTGCTGAATGGGTTTCTCAAGATAATGAAATCACTCACTAAAGTTCCAGAAATTCAGGCGCGTCGGCGAGCAAAAGGGCTCCTTGACCAAGGGCACTCTGTCGACGAGGTCGCTGAGTTGCTCGCGATTAAGCCTAGGGAGATCAAGGGCTGGATCAGAAAATATGAGTGGGCTTCCCCGACCCCGGCTGAGTTGTCTCTACCGGTCGCGGACGATGATGTCTCGGATGAATTCCATCGGCTAATGAGCCGGGACTGCATCGACACATTGCACCAGATCCGTAGGCTCCCGAAGACTGCGGATATCGATGATCTGCTCAAGCTCGAGCGGATCAAAGAGCTTTTGAGTAAGCGTGCGGAGCGCGAGCTCGATCGGAACGCCGATAAGCAGACGGCGGCAGCAAAGACCGTGATCAACATAGCGGCACTTCGCGAATTCGGCACGGGAGGGGTGCGATGAGAGTCTTCGTAGCGGGGCATACTGGATTAGTCGGTCGAGCGGTGGTCGAGGCGCTAGAAGCCAGCCCGATCATGGAGCCGGTGGTCCCGAAAAAGAGAGTGGACTACCGCGATCAACGAGATACCCGAGAGCTTCTTAACGACCTGGCTCCTGACGCGGTCGTGGTCGCCGCGGCTCATGTTGGGGGCATCCTTGCCAATTCTTCAGATCGGGTCGCTTTTAGTTTAGAAAACACCCTCATCTCCACCAATCTGATTTCTGCTGCGGCTGCGGTTCGCGTTCGCAAGCTCGTCAACTTGAGCTCGTCCTGCGTCTACCCTCGGCATTGTCAACAGCCGATGAAGGAGGAGCACCTGCTGTCGGGGCACCCGGAGCCGTCTAACCAACCGTATGCGCTCGCGAAGCTCAACGCGATGGAGTTGGTCAATGCCTATAGAGACGATCGGGGCTTGGACTATTTTTCGCTGGTCCCTCCGAATCTATTCGGGGCGCATGATAATTTCTGTCTCCGGTCAGGGCACTTTATCCCGGCGGCTTTCCACAAGATATGGGAGGCGAGCAGGAGTGTCCAAAGGGAGGCGCGATTTTGGGGCACGGGCAACGTCCTGCGGGAGTTCATGCTTGCGGATGATCTCGCGAGCGCGATCGTGCATTTTTTGGATTCGGCCCCCGGCAATGTTCCTCCGGTGGTCAATGTTGGAACCGGAGTCGAGATGAGTCTCCTTCGTGCGGCGTCCGCTATCGCGAAGCACAAGGAGGTCGTTGTGAAGTTCGATCAGGACACGTCAATGGAGGGGATGCCGCGAAAAGTCATGGACTCTTCGATCGCACACTCTACTGGATGGTCTCCACGTTACACTTTCGAGGAGGGAGTTTCGCGGGTATGGGATTGGCTCCATTCAACTGACAAACAATCCATTCGCTTAGGTTCAAGTTCGCTTCGGTAGCTGCCTTCACGTAGAGGGCTTTCTCTTCGGGTAGGCATCGGAAGGCCACTCGTCCAATTTTCGGATTGTCATCGTCTCGCGTGCGAGTCATTGTCGTCATCCCCGTTGCCTAGTTTAAATTGTCAGACAAATCAACAGCTAAATTTTTGCGCGGCGTCCCCGAGGTTAAAAACATTTTACTGGCCCCCTACTTCTCTAAAATAAATTGCGCGTGGTCCTGGCCTTTTAAAAGAGAAGTAACTAGACGCCTAGGTCTTGAGTATTACTACTGTCAACATCTTAAAAGTAGCTCGACTTGTTGAAATATTGGACTCGATATGGACTCGATATGGACTCGATATGGACTCGATATGGACTCGATATGGACTCGATATGGACTCGATATGGACTCGATATGGACTCGATATGGA